GGACTTAAGTCAAAGTATATTAACCGGTTCAAGGAATTGCATGAATCTACTATTCCTTGGAACACAATCAGATATATATTCTAATGAAAAGGTTTCAAAAACGCAGAGTAACACTTAGAAATACACTTTTGTTAAAGAAGTATTTCTTTCCATTTTTCTTTATCGTAAATGTGATCAACGTAATGTTAATAGTAACAATCATAAAATTTATGTACCCATGGGCTTAGATGCATATATGTTCTCTTACAAGGGAAGAAACAAGAAAGAAGTAGATTTTTCTCACGATCAAAAGACCAATGACTTAGTACACTACTGGAGAAAACATCCAAACTTAGAACAATGGATGTCTGACCTGTACTTCGAGAAAGGAGGTACAGGAACATACGGTATAGCAGGTAAAGCTTTTAACTGCAATAAACTGCAGCTTACAAGAGAAGATCTGTTAGAACTTAGAGATGTTACAGATAAGAATGCATTACCTATCGGTGGTGGATTCTTTCACGGTAGTCCTCAAGGTGCTAATGAATACTATAGAGAGGAAACTCTTGAAGCTATAGATCTTGCTTTAGAAGCTATAGAGAATAAAAGGAAGGTATACTATACTTCCTGGTGGTAATTATTTATCACCGGTTACAAAAGTATAGAACTGATTGTACCCTAATCCAACTGTTTCTGCAAGCTCTCTACCTGCAGATTTCATTCTACCATCTAACTTGTCTGTAGTAGCCTGCCTATGTATCACAGATACAAGACGTAAGGCATCCTCTACAATACCCAATGAAGGTATAGCGGACTTGTTCAGCTTTATCAATTCATTTGGGTTCAGAGCAAATGTAACTTCCAACTGAACCTTAGCAAGCACTTCAGAAAACATGCGTAATGCATGATTCTGTTGTGCTAAGGTTTCGTCGTCATCTGGTCCAAATCCTCTCATTGCAAATAGTGAGCCTAGCAAAGTAAGTGCTATGGCTATCTGTACCTCTCTTAGTCCTGATCGTACAGATGCTTCACGCATTTCTATGTAGGATTCAAGATCTAAGTTTTTAAAGTCAGGATCGTTAGTATTCTTTTTAAGGTAATCCAGTTCTAATTGTATAGATGCTCTCTGAGCATTATACTTCTTCTGATCAGAAGCAGACCACTTACCTTTAGCTTCTAAACGGGCCTTTCTTTTATTACTGATATTATATCCTTGGAACAGTACCAAGTGTGACATAAAATTCTTAGCGGTCTTTAGGTTATTACCTAACCATGTCATGATAGTTTCTCCTTCGTCAAAGTTCTCTCTTTGACTCATGCCTCTGGCCAGTCCTCCGAATCTTCCTTCTACTGGCGCATCTTCAATGTAATCGAAGTATCTACCTTTAAATCTCTTGTGTAGATATCCAGGCATCCACCACTTAAACGTACCAAATAATCTAAATGCCATTTCGGTATGAGCAGCTACAATATTATCTGCACCTTGCTCACCCTTTATACCGGATACAATTCTCTTTACTTTTTGTCTGAATGTAGTAAAAGCTTCATCAGATAAGGTACCTATCTCTACCCTCATATCACCTTTTTCATTGGTGACAATACCTTCTTTAAGTACTTCTATAAGAGGCTTTGTACCTTCTGGTAATTGAGCTAATCTTTTTATTTCTCCATCCTCACTGATACCGTGAGAGTGCATCATAGCTACCGCTACATTTCTATCTATAGACCTATCTGTAAGTCCTAACGGCTCATAAAGAAACGATGTGTCTAAAGCTTGAGACAGTGTAGAGCTTTGCATTCTTCTAGCTCTGTGGTATGTATGCCCTTCTGTGTGAAGATTCAAGTAATCTGTAACAGCATAGTAAGCTCTTCTGTCACTGGATGCGAACATCTTTATAGACTTATTAAGGTCTTCTCCTGAATAGTGTACACCTCCTCTACCCTCAACATGAGTAAATAAACTACCTGCAATCTTAGTAGATATACCTAATCGTACCGGTAAAGAGATCTTCATAAGACTGAATATGCTATTCATCTTACTGATCATCTTTTGAGCGCTTATATTACCTATGAACATATCGTCACTACTGTATGAGTGACCGTACATGTAGTAGTTAAATAGCTGATCGTAAAGCTGTATTGTTTCCGGATCTATCTTTTCGTCTCTGAATGTTCCTGCTGCAGTCTTTTCAATAGAACCATAAGCTAATTTACCCTTTACAGCTCTCTTCTGCTTAAGCTGTCTGCCTGAAAGCTTTTCAGTTACAAGCTGGTGACGCATGAATTGGAGTTCAGATTCTATTTTAGATTTCTCCATATAGTTATAGATACTAGAACCCATTAGATACATGGATCTTGATAGGTCTCTAGATACTAACTGAGAACTTTTATCTCCTTTTCTATTACGCAAAGCCTGAATAAAAGGAAGAGGTATTTTATTTACATTATTACCTCCAGATGTATCATCTTCATCTTCTTTTACAACCCATCCCCTTGAAGCCCAGTCTGTAAGGACGTCTTTATCAAAGAACTCTCCCTTGACGGCTCTTTCTACAAGAGAGGTTCTAACTGATGGTATCATATCATAGTTAAGAGATACTCCATCTAGCTCTTCGTTCCATTCTTGTAGCTGGTCTTTCCAAGCAGTATAATAATTCAGTAGAGCTTCATTACCTGGAGCATTAAGCATGGTGTACTCTTTACTCCAAACCTCTTTAGCAACTTCAGGTTTAACTTCCAGGTAAGCTCTATACCTTGAAGATGTCCAAGCTTTAGGATTACCTCCAAATACATTATACCTGTCTTTAAAAGACTGTAGTTCAGCATCATAAGCCCTTCCTTGATCAGGGTACTCTAACTTTAACTGCGCAATTCTTTTTTTAAGTAATGCATCGTAAGATTTTTTAGCACCTTCTTTTACTTGAAAGTGTTTTTTCATCCACTCTATATCTGCATTTGCATCTCTACCTTCTTTATCCGGAGATACTCTCTCTTCAACTTCCCCCCAAAACTCTTTTTTGAACATCGGTATAAGCTTAAGCTCTTCACCGGTATCCCTTATAAACATTTCATAGGTCTCTGTTAAAGACCTATTATTATTCTTAGCCCAGACTTTAAGTGTGTCGTTAAGATCTTCCCACTTCAATCGTAGCTCTTCAGTTCTTCGAGCTATGATATCATGTGTAATATTTATTCTCCTTTTAGTCTCTTTGAAAATAGGATTGTCTATTTGGTCCATTACTGTGAACTTCGATAGATACCCTACTTTAGGTGCTAGTACAGTTGTATCTAGCCTAGAAGATTCTTGAGTTCTGAATACAAGCTCATTCTGTATCTTATTGACACTTCCTCGTACAAGCCTGTCTAAAACTATAAGGTCTTTCTCAAGTTTCTCTTTAGCTTCCTTTGTTTTAAGTGTGTCTTTTTTGTCCTCCATTATCTCTTCGACATTGGAAAACATTGTAAGAACTTCAAGGGAGTGATGGAGTTCTTCAAACGTTATGAATCCTTCTGAATCAGGATCTCTATTATCTACATTCTCCTGTACTTTATTTACAGTATCGTTAAGCTCTTTAATAAGGTTGGAAAAGTTAGACTCTACTACAAAGCTTTGAATAGCTGCATAGATAATATCCTTCTCTCTTCTAACCTTTGCACTTGGCTTTTTTATATTAAGCTCTGTAAGCCTGTTGTACAGTTCAGAAAGCTTAGAGTTTATCTTAGCATCATCAGTATACTCAGATGCTACAGATATATGCTGTAAAAATCTATTCTTCTTAGACCCTATGTTAAAGGTGTTTATACCTGTAGGCTTTCCAGTAGACCTATCCCAAGAAAAATCCATGTGTCCAGGGATAATTCTTGATCGTCTAATGTTGGTTATACCATAGTTATCTCTTAGAGTTTTACTGTACATGGATAACTGTGAGTCATAACTTTCTTTACGGCCTCCTCTAAAAGGATCTATAGCTATCTGTTTAGATCCTGCTTTACCGGTTGTAAACTTTTCTCTAGGGCTTATAAACTTGAAGTCGTATACTGCTGCAGATCCATCAGAGAATAGAAAAAGAATATCTATACTACCCCCTGTATCTGTAGCCTTATCATATACACGTACCTCTGTAAATATTTTAAAATCCTTATCAGGATCAATTTCTTTTTGTATTTCTCGAGCACTATTAAGAAGTCTGGATGTTTCCTCTTTGTACTCTTTAAGCATAGAGTCGTTAAGACCTGCTGTATTTTGAGCTTCCTTTACAGATACAGTAGGGTTATCATCAAGCTTTACTACTTGAGCACCTTTCATCCTTTTACCTTCAGACTCTATAAGTACCTGACCTAATGTGTGAAGATTAGTTCCGGATTCTGCTGCAAACTTAGGCTTCTCTCTTCTTTGAGCTACCTTAACTGCGTCTATGCCTCCCATGCTACGCATGAACTTTATAGTTGAAGGGTCTGTAACTCTTCGTGATACTACTCTTTCCGATCCGTCGTCCTCAGTATACATGTACCTTGCTATCAGACCTTGATCGTCCTCAAACAGTTCTACATTCTTCATCTTCCCTTCCACCATGTCTTTGGTAAGTTCAGGGTTGATTCTCAATCTGTTATGTGTCTTTACAAGCTCTTCCTCTACAAGTTCTGCAGGCTTACCTGCTTCTAAAGACCTGAAGATCGTAGTATTAGTAGTAGAGTTTACCGCATCTTTATACTCAGAAAGATTAGAGTTGAATAGGTTGTATGCTGCTTTTTTATAAGGATCTTCTAAATTGAACATCTCTTTTAAAGCTTTCCAAGCTCTTTGCCACCATCTAGAATCCCTATCTTCTACAGCATCTTCTCCGACTCTGTTAGTTATTATCTTGGCTATAGCCTCATCTATAAGAGCTTCTTGATCGTAGGTTTCTAGACCTGAATACTTTTCTACTACCTCTGTATACTCAGGAGTTTTAGTAACTCTGTTTCTCATAGAAGAGTATAAAGGACTGTTTGTATCCTTCAGTGCATTTACATAAAAGTGTGCAAGCTCTTCTGTTATCTCTGACTCGTTACCCAGAGTAATAAGAACCGCTTTATTCAATAGGTCTGCTGCAGCTACACCTTCTAGTGGATTGCCTTCACTGTCTTTAAGGTTCTCCATTACTTTTAATGAAAGACCTAACTGCTCCATAACAGATTTGGCAGATGCAGATATGTTAGTCTCTGCCTCCTCTATCCTGGCCTGTATTTCTTCTTCTGCGTTTTCAGGGGATACATCTGCAAGTTCCTGGAACTTTTCTAACTCTGATCCTCTGAATCGGACAAGAGTATTTCTTACCATATTATCTCTCAGGTAAGAGTGACCTCTTAATGCTTTTGTTTCTGAGCCGTGAAGGTATATTACCGGCTCAGTTTGAATACCGTATGTAGATTCAAGTGTATTCTGAATACGAGCTGCTTCTTGGTTAAACTCATATGCAGGTGCAGTAAGTTCATAGAGTCTTCTACTTTCATTGTACTCCATAAGGTCCTTTCCGACCATATTATCTATAACTCTTTGTCGTATACTGCAACTCATTAGGTTCTTTTTAAGCTGTGTAACAGGTAATATCTACATCACCTTCATTATTATCAGGACTTATTCTATTCTTGTCAAGCATCTCATTCCTAGGGATACGAATAGTATCTGTCATATTTACAAAAGTACGACTTCCTGTTACAGGAATACTGACTGACTGCATTGAGTTAGCTGCTCCCCCTGATCTATCTGCTTTAAAGTTTCTATAGAAATACTTCTGAACTTTAGGTAAAGGTAGTCCTGCTTTTCTAGCAGCCTTTCTAGCCTGCAATGACTCCTTTGTTATCTTGTATGTAAATGGATATAGTTTCTGAGAGAAGCTATTGTCTTTAGGTACTATCTGCCTATCATTATGGTTATCCATAAAGAACTTATCAAAGTAAGAGCCTTCTATATTAAGTTGGCTACTGCCATTTAAATAAGAATCCAAATAATCTTCCATATACTCTAATACAAAATCACCAGGGATGGTATTTAGGAAAGATACCGGTGATGATCCTACACCACTTTGCAGTAATGCTGTCTGCACAAATGCTCTTGCAAGATCAGGGTCTGTAGCTCTAATGTCATTGAACCCATCAAAGATAGTTCGCATTTCATAAGAGGTCATAGTTCTACTTACAGGTTGTAGGTAATCATTTGTTCTATCCTGCCCCTCTCTTGAAGCTGATAGTACAGGAACAAGAGATAGTATAAATGGGTTATCTCTCAAAGGATGATCTCCTTTAGGATCCTGAATCTTCTGAAGCCTGTTTGCCATAGAGTCATCCCCAAACATAAGTGTCTCTATGTTATTACCTAAAGGTATCATACCTTCTTTATATGCATTCTGTAATATGAATGATATAAATCCATCTTCAAACTTAGATAGGATACGTGCTCTATCATCTACAGACAGTCCCTTGATTTTAGGGTTTGTAAATATTTTCTGCACTCTTCTAAAGTCATCTCTGTATTGCTCTCCTGCCTTTTCTGTCAAGAACATTTCATTGAAAACTGTCTGCATACTGAAATTGTATGAGGTCATAGCTTTCATAAAGTTTGCTGGTTCTGACTCATCTGTCTCACTCAGTTCTTCTGCAGCTACAGATCCTGGAATGTTCATCCCAGATATTCTTTCTACGTTTTCAAACAGGTCAGTACTTACAGCGCTCTCGTACATGTCAAGTACCACTCTTAGATGGTTTCTATTCTTAGGTACTTTAGTATCAAAGGATTGTGCTGTTACAATATTACCTAAGTCATCTCCTATCTTACTGTACACCATCATATCTGTTAAGATTTGAAGCTGTTCAAACTTCTGCTTCTCTGTAAGGTCATTTACATCTTGAGCTACAGTCTCAGCTAGAATATCTGAATTAAATGCACGTACTCCAGATTCTGTTTCTGGTACTTTATAACTAGTAGCGTACTTCTTTCTAAGAGATTTTGCTATTTCTTCCTCATACTCACTCTTCTCCATAACCTTCATAGTCCTACTTCTTCCTACTTCAAGCTTACTTAAGTAGTCTTTAACTATAGGTTGGTTAGCAAACATTGCTATAGTCTCCATATCTACTCCAGCTCTAATAAGGAACATCCACATGTTCGCATTATCTGGATTGATATTAAGTATATGAAGTATAGGGGTATTAACTACATCTACAGATGCGTTTACAAGCTGACTTATAGCATCAGATATACGCATAGTATTGTTGATGTTCATAGTTCTACCTAGAGAGTATGATTCTGCTAAAGGATCAAATCCTTCAAAGTTCAATCTTACTTTTGCAAGTCTCCCCGGTAACTGTATAGACATGTCCTTAGCATTAAGTCTAAGGCCTGCCATCTGTCCCTTAATGTTGTGAGTAGATGCAAGTGCAGCTATACCTACTAATGTTTTACCCTTATTGAATGCTTCAGACACTTTAATAAGATAAGGTATATCTGTATTTAAGTTGTAATCAGTTATACCTGAAAGGTCAGGAAGTTTATCAGTCCCTTTATAAAGGTCTGTAATTTTTTCAGCAACGTTCTCAGCATCAGAAGTATTTACCGGCTGCATCCAGGTATCAAACCTTTCTTGCTTTGCTTCTTCATTAGTTACACCTTTAGCTTGTAATAAGGCTATCATATCCTCCATTACAGCATTCTGCATAGCTCCTCTACTTTGTACATTATATACAGTAGCTTCTGGGTTATCCTTCTTCCAGTCTTCAAAAGGTTGTTTACCTACACTCTTTGCAAAGTTGTATACAAGGGCTTGTGTAAGAGAGTCTCCTTTAAGTTGCTCTAACTCTTCAGGGGTAACTCTATCCTGTGCATTGTACCATTCTTCTAGGGTAGGGTAAAACTTTTCTTTTACAAGTCTATTCCCTACTTTTTTATAGGATGGAAAATACAATACAAGTTTGTCAATATCAAAGTCAGATCCTGATTTAGTAACCATCTCAGATGGAATTACCACTGTAGGACCGGCACTCCTAGGTAAGAATCCTTTTACTTTGATAGCCTCAATAGAGTGTATACCATCTGTAGGAATACGTATACCTATCATTTCTACAAGGTCAAGTCCTCCTATAAGTTCTCCATCGGCAAATATTCCTTCTTGAGTAATAACTACATCTTTATCTACCATCTCTTTGAAGTGATGTGGTAGATATACTTCCATGTACTGATCACCTACAGTGTAAGGCTTAAGCTCTTTTAATCTTACTCCTGGAACATCCTCTATTTTGGCAGTCTCAAATCCAAGAGAAGATTGCTGTACATACATGTCCCCATCAAACTTCTGACGGATAACTCTTTTACCTGCAAGGCTCCATAGTACTCCTTCTAGCCTTCCTTTGTTAGAAACAGCATCAAAGTACATAGGCTTTTTAGCATCATTTCTCTCTTGAAGTTTATCCAAAGACGCCATAAGCTGCATAGGCATTTGCCTTCTAATGCTCTCATCTTTAATAGCTTCTAAAAACTTGCTATAGTCTTGATTCTTTACAGTATAGGTTCTTATACCCTGATCATCTATAGATTCTTCAAGGTTAAGTTCATCTAATAGCTCTTTGTATCCTCTGTCTATAAGTGCATTCAGAACTTCGTTATATCTTTCTACAGTAGGAGCAAGCTCTCTGAACTCTTCTCTTAGCTGTCCATCTTCAAATAGGTCAGAAAGTACTTGTACCCTAGCCTGTGTAGCAAGAGGTGACTTACCTTTAAACTTAGATGGCACTTCTAACTGTGTACCCATAAAGGTGTAATCTATATTTACTTTCTGTCCTTCAGAGAATGATGCTGTAAGATCTTCTGAACTACGGATAACATCTCCGTCCATAAGTTGTAGCTGTCCTGCATCTCCGGGTACACCGATCTTAAATGCAGATGGAAGTATAAGTCCACCTAATTTATTAGATGTAAGGAAATCATACATATTAAGGATGCCTGGGAATGTCTCATTTCCCATCTTGGCCAAACCTGGATAGATAGGTGCAGCAGACATTTTAAAGAATCCTGGCACCTGTGTATCTACATTACCATTAGGTAAGTATCCGAAGTATTGGAACTTAAGAGGTGGGAATTTACCGTACTCTTCTTCAGTAAGAACATCTCCACGCATAGCATTTTCATACGCTCTTTCCTGCTCTACACTCCAAGTATTGCCTCGTATAGCCATTTCTCTATACGATGGTAAAGTAAGTAATAGTGTACCGTCTGCTTTGTCTGCAGCTCTTCTATATGCTGCTGCTATCTCCGGAGATAAAGTCTCTAAGTATTCGTTGTAGTATGGAGTAACTCTTTGCGGCTCCTGTATAACTGCAAGGTCCTCTGTACCATCAGACTTTCTACCGTCGTACTTAGCTCTAGCATTTTCAGATTCATTAAGCCACTTATCAAGTTGAGGATCTACACTGAATATATCCTTTACACCTGCAGCACCCTTAATCCTCTTAAATAATGCTTTATAGAATGCAGGGTCTCCAAAGAATACTTTAAAGGTTTCATTCTTATAGACTGTTTGCTTAGTAATTACCTCTTCTAAGAATGCATCTAACTGCTCTGAGTTTATGTTATCAGGGAGTTCTTTTGAAAAGTGCTCTCTATTAAGTCCTAATACCTGATAAGTACCGTCCTCATTGTCATGAATAACCTTAAGGTCTAACATGTAATCTTTAAGAGTGCGCATATTCACTCTAAGATTAGCATCTATAGATTCAAAGATCTGATCAGAATTTTCATTTACAAACTTCTGTACATCTATACGCCCTGCTTTAGGATCGTTCATGATCTCTGTCATACGGTCTATTATAGACGTATCTACTTTAGACATCAAAGACTCGAACATTCTTAGTGAGCCTAGTCCTGGACGATTGATCCTCTCTGTAAAATAATCTACATCTATACCTTCTTTCCTTCCTTTGTTTACAGCCATTATCTCATCCATAAGATAGCCTAAGAAAGCTTCTTTTGCAGAGTCAATGGTTTTAAAATCTTGTATAGGGAACCTTATAGCAAAGTTTGTAGATATGTCTGCAGCCTGTAGCAAAGGCATAATGCCTTGCATAATAGATTCTACATAACTTACAAGATTATCTGTAGGTCTAAGTTTAGAAGTCTTAACTCCTGTCTCTCCTACACCTTCAATTGTAAGTCCCTCTCTAATGATTATATCTATATTCTTATTCTCATTCTCTTGCAATGCTTTTAGTGTAAGCGATGAGAATGCATAAGGATTCTTAGATAGATTTTTTGGAGAGGAGTAATATACCCCTCTTAACTTATCCATTCCAGTATTTGCTATAGTGGTCAGGTAGTTATTCAGGGAGATACTGTATACTATTTTACCTTCAGGATTCTGATGCTGAAACTCATAGTCCATCTTAGTGGTTTCAAGTTCCAGTTTGGCTAAAGCGTTCATTCTTGTAACACTCTGAGCTTCCTCCCTGTCAAATAGTGCCGCTAAGTTTGTAGTACCTTTAATAAGGTCTCCATACACAAATGCAAGACCGTCCTCTAAAACCTCTTTATAGGTCATTTCAGAGTTCTTAAGAGTACGTTCCGGATCTATTTCTAGTATCTCTTCCAGCTTTTCTCTGTTAGAGAATGTGATACCTATGTGCTCAAGTGCGTCCAGCTTCATACCGTATCCTTTAAGAATTACCTTATCACGTATTTCTTCAAGGGTCAGTTTTTCTCTATTGAAGTTTGCTTTTGCTTTATTGTCAAATACAATACTGCCTTCTGGACTCATAGTCATATGAGCACTGGTCTTCTCTTTACTTCGTAAGAACGAGTCCCACCTTGCACGGATACTCTTTAAGTTTCTTTCAAGGCTAGGATCTATATTTCCTATTCTTCCATTCTCCTGCAGTATAGTATACTGCGTATCATACATAGTTTTTGCAAACTGACTACGTACTGCAGTATGGAGTAATACAGTTTCTATAGCTGTACCTCCATCCATCTCATAATCTCCTAGTCTTTCAAGTACTTGTGGTGCCCACTCATAATCTTCAGAAATACCATCTATAATTTCAAGTTGCGTCTCAAAATCAAGTGTACCTTCTAAGTTTGTCTGCAAAGTTTTAAGAACTGTTTTAAGTTCATACACTCCTCGTAGACCGGTAGAGTTTGTCTCTCCTGTATTAATAGGAATTGTACCAAGAAGAAGTTTTACTATGCCTTTTGCAGAATCTGTAGGGGACATTTCCATCCTATCAGATACATCTGCAAACATTCTACTTGATACCTCATCTTCATCTCTTGTATCTTCTATCTCAAAGTCAAGCCCTAACTCTGATAAGAATTGTTTATGAAGCTGTACGGCCTCTAATCTTTTTTGACGTCCTCCTGCTTCATCTCCGTATAGATACTTTAAGGTTGCTAGAGTCTGAGCCTGCTCTTCAGATCCTTCTTTTGCGCTATTGTACTTTGCAAGAAGATCATTATACATATTGGTCCAGGCATTGAAGTATGCCATACGTATCTGAGCATCTCTTTCTCCTGTAGATAGGTCTAAGAAATCTTCAAACTTTACAGATATTTCCTGCTGTTCTCCGGCTTCGTTTGTAAATGTTCCTCCTTGAAGTGCATCTGCAAAGTAAGCTGTAAGTGTAGAGTTAAGGTCTGCTGTAAATCGAGCTGTAGTTTCTCCAGCTAACTTAGCTGACATCATTACATCATCTGCAACATCTAAATTCTCTACAGTTCTTTGAGCATTTTTAAAACCTCCCCTCTCAATCTTTGCAAAAAGTTCCTCAACACCTTGAAGATCAAAATCTGTATCCAAAGCTTTATCCAGTTTGAACATAGCTCTGAATGTGTTCCTGATAAAGTTGAAAAGCTTTTTAAAGAAGTTTTCTTCTCTAGGTGTAACTGTGTCTTTACCTATCTTATACTTTCCTTTTGAAAGTGCATACCTTCTAAACTCTTCTGCAAGCCACTCCTCTGTCTCCTTATCCGTAAACTCTGAAAGAGGTTTTGATTTAGGCTTATAAGATCTGTCTTGCTCTCCTTTAGCTATCTCTTGATAAGGTACCGCTTTACCTTTAAGGTTTCGTACAATATCATATATCTTATTTCTATCTTCTTTTGATAGCATTGTAAGAGATACATCGTGGAAAGCCTCATGGTATAGTGCCCCACCTGGTGCAAGGTTGGATACTAAGATCTTACCATCTCTTCTAAGCATGGCATAACCTTCTCCACTCATACCTTTAACCATACCTATAACAGGTATTATTTCAGCAGAGGTCATTCCTTTTACTCGAGCTAACTCTTCTGCAAACTCCTCTTTTATATAGTCATCTGAGGCAAGCTCATAAGAACTTGAAAGAAAGTTTTCTTCTTCCCCAGGCTTAGGAGCTTCAAACGTATTAGAATCAGGAGAAGCATCTGTATCAGAGCTAGAGTTTAACCACTCTTCTACGTAACCTTTAACTTCATCTGTAAGATTTCCTTCTTTGTAAAGTTCTTCAAGACGTTTACCTGAAGCATTCTTATCATCAAGGTATTCAAATACAAGATCTTTAGATGCCATATTTAATGCATCATCTATCTGAGCTTGTTGAGCTTTTGCAGCTTCATCCTTTATAGCTTGATCAGCTTTTTCTTCTGGGGATAGTTCTTGATCAGCCCGTTCTCTAGCATTATTCATAACATCCTCCATGGTTTGACCCTGATCTGGATCAGGCGGTGTTGGAGGCTGTGGAGTAAATCCTTGTTCTTTCAAAGTCTGTAAAGCAGCTCGTGCTCCTGCTTCTGCAGCATCTGCTAATTCTTGCTCCCTTTTAGTTTTAAAAGTAGTTTTAACTGCAGGCGCTTTAGCTCTTCTCCCCGCTAAAGACTCTCTTCTTTTTTCTGAAGGATCAAATTTGATATATCCACCTAAAGCTCTAGGAGCATCTAGAGGTCTAAAGTTTACAGTCTTACCATCTCTTGTCTCTTTCATAAAGATAGGAGTAGCTCTTGTCATTAATGGTGACTGCCCTATATCTCTATCTCTTAATAAGTACTCGTTATAGTTTCTCCAAGAGACGTTTGTTTTATCTTCATCTACGCCTAAATTTTCATCAAGTACAAGCTCTACCCATCCATCGGTTGCTGTACCGAGGCTACCTTTATTTACGTTATGGTATTTTGTAGATAAGAAGTCAGTAAATGCTTTAACTACTTCAGTACCTTCTTCAAAATCCTTAAGTTCAATTGTTTGCTCATCAGCTCCAAATACTAAAGATCCTTTATTGTGGTATAGTTGAAAATCTACATTATCCTTTTCCTTCTTAGAAGATTGGAAGTATATAAGATCTTCAATTGCTTTTTTAAGATTAACCTTTTTACCTTCTACTTCTATAGTAAAGGCTTGAAGGTTTTTCATTGCAGCTTTATAAGCTTCAGGAGTTTTTTTCTTTTTCTCTTCAGCTATAAACTCTTCACGTTTCTTCAAAAACAGATGTAATAAGCGAGATGCGTTTACAACTTCTTCTTCAGAAAGGGTTCTTCCCACCATAGGAATAGGCATCTGCCTTGCAGTATCCTGTGCCCATACAAGTCCCGGTCTAGTAGCAACAGTAGTTTTACCTATAGGTAGGCCTATTGTGCTAGTAAGTCCTTCATTAGATGATCCTATATATAAAGGAACTTTGCTGTATTCGTTTTTACCGTTAAGCTTTCCACTGTTCTGCTCAGGTTCTTTATTAAGAATAAGCTCCCCAATAGATTTTTCTTTGATAGGGTATAGGAATATCTCTTGATTTTCTTTAGCCTGATCAATAATCTCATTTCTCCAAGACTCATGTGCTGCTCGAATATCTTCTCTCTCAGAGTCTTCTAGATTATAATCATTTCTAAACCTCTCCCTACCATCTATGTCTAGTGTAGGAAGCATAGAGTTAGCAAAGACCAATCCTTTACCTTGCTCATCTTCTACAGTTACAAACTCATTTACGTTTTCAAACTCAGTTTTACCTGTCTTCTTATTATAGGTGCTTTTTTGATTTTGAAATACTACGAGTTTAATCTCAGAGCTAGGAAGACCCTGCTCTATTTCTTCTGGAGTTCTATAGAAATCTTCTACAGTAAGCATATCCCCTAACTCTTCTGGGATATTGTTTACAGTTATTGCAGCTACAGAGTGGCTGTAGTAAGTCTTTTTAGTTGTCTTACTGTGATTAACTGCAAGCTTAACAGAGTCTTTCCAGTTATGGAATCTTAAAACAGATATAGCGTGAGCAAGTCTTCTTTGCTCATCCTCTGTAGGATTGTCTACATCCTTAAGTTCTTTGTAAGTATCAAGCGCTCCTTCTTTTATACCCTTACTCAGATCCTTTTTATGGTTGGTTACAGTTTTAGAGTACCCGGTATCTTTAATATCAGGCTTCCTTAAAACTTGTACTCCTTCTTTAGAGTTAGATGCATCTTCAAAAGAGTAATCATAGTCTTTACTTGGCTTTGTAGGAGAGGATGTATCTTTCTCCACGCCTGTCATAGAATCTATCTTTGCGAATGTGTACAATCGCATATAAGAATCATCTAGCACTGTAGCCGCAGTAGACAAAGCTTTACTTTCAACAGATTCTTTTTCAAATATCTGTCTATTTCCTCTTTCTTTTAGAGCGTCTATAGCCTCCTGTGTGATCTTAAGCTCTCTGTTTAGAAACTCCCGATCCTTTAAAATCGCATCTTTATTCTGTTCATACCATTCAGGTATTTCTTCTAAGTTCAGTTCACTAAGTGCAAGATCAGAGGAAAGGTCATAATCTATGTTATCATAGAATAACTTACTTAAAAGGTTTCTCTTCTTATATAATTCAGCTAAGGCTGCTTTAACTTCTTCTGTAGCAGCATCCATAGCTTTAAAGTGCTCCGTATGGTAGTCTTTAATGCCTTTAATTTCCCGCATCATCTCTAGACTGAAAGCAGAAAGGTCATCTTCAATACCCAGTGTAGCCATCATCTGTTCTACACTGCCATGCATTTCTGCTGCGTAAGTGTCTAGATTAGGGGGTGTTTCTTCAAACTCTTCTATTATAGCTAAAGACTCTAAAAGACTGTCTCTATCCTTAGCAATATCCTGTAAGATGGTCTCACCCTCTGCAATAGTTCTTTCAATATTATTGATAAGATCTAAAGCGTCTTTATTGGACATGAACTGTCCATTCTTTTTACGTATCCTTTGTCCGGCTTCAAGCTTATCTACAAGTTCTGCAAGGTCTCCTAAGTAAGAATCTATAAGAGCCTGTGTTTCCTCTGCCTGCCTTTCAAAGCCTTCAATCTGTCTAAGCGTAACCTTTTTAGCTTCTGCAATCTTAGACTTGAAATTCTCAATACGTTCTTTTTCTTTTTTCTCTCTTCTCTTTTTAGCAGCCTTCTCCGCCTCTGTAAGATCAGTATCCATTGCATTGATCTTCTCCTGAATACTTTGGATAGCCTGTGGACGATATGTAGGATCCATAAGCTGCTTGTACATCTCTACAGCTTTTTGTCTTCTAGCTCTAAGTTTTCTAAGATCTATAAGATAGGTCTGTACCTGGTCTCCATTTACAGCTACTCCATCTGGATCTGATTCAAACCAAGGCTTTATAATCTCTTCAAACTCTTGTCCAGAAAGTTTATTGTCTTCACCCACTTCTTTTGCAAGCTCAGATAGCTCAAGCTTTCTATCATACAATTCTTTAAGCTGCTCTTTAACTTCATCAGTTTGCTCTCCCATTTCAAGAGCATTTATGATAGTTTCCATTTCAGCTATAGCAGCTCTTATAGGTGCGTCTTCATAAAATGCACCTATATCTACACTTCTAGTATTGCCTTCTGCATCAGTGTAATCTATAGTAGATGTTCTATCTTCTCTTTCAGCTTTACCCTCTTTATCTACAGACCATGCAGTACTGGATACTTTACCTCCTGTAAGTCTAGCTACTTCTTTTATTAGAGCTTCTTCTCTCTCTTGAACATTATCCATTACAGATAAGCTATGGATAAGCTGCTTACGCAAATACCCCATAGAGCCTACTTTTTCTGACTCAAGTACCTTTTGCTTATCATCAAGTCTAAGATGCTCATCAACTTTTTCTACAGCTTCTTTTATCTTAGCAGCTCTTTTTCTAGTAGCCTCTACTACTTCAGACTTACGAGTATTTATTTCTGCAGACGGTAAGCTTTCTTCTGTATACCCTCCAAGTTCTCTGAACTCTGCCTCTGACATTTCAAGAATGTCCTGAGTTTGAGATTCGATATCCTCGTATTGACCTGTCATGATCTTAGCCATGACAAAATCAAAGAAATTATCATGCTCAAGATCTTTTACCAATGAAAGATCACCTCCTTCATAAGCACTATCTAAAAGCTCACTTCGTTTAGCTACGTTCATGAAAAAACTTCCATGTTGGCGTAGAGAGTTCATAACCTCCGGGTGATCTTTTTGAAGCTGTTCAAGTTTATTTATATACTCTCTTCTAAATTTAGTGTCCTTATATGCTTCTACAGCGGTCATATTAACACCAGGTACACCTAGTCCACCTAGCATAGCACCTATAACGACTTCTTTAAGTCCTTCTGTAGTAGTGTAAGACTGTTCTGCACCGTACATAAAAGAGTCATATACAGAGTCGAATAGGTCATTCATACCTGCATCTTCTCTGATACCGGATAGAAGAGCGTAGTCTGCAGAAGCTCTACCCATTGCTCCTTGAAGACCTTCTTCTACAAATCCTTCGTATCCTGCAGTTCCTAAAGTAGATCCTACTACTCTAGCTGCATCTCCTATCTTTTTACCGCTTTCGGTACGTGCTGCATCTCCTACCTTCTTAGCAAGTCTACCTGCAGCAGTATCACTGAGGTATTCTTTAGCAGCATTTTTAATGGTCTTTTGAGTTTGCCCTGCGTACTTTAAAGTACTGTTTACACCAGGCAGATTTCGTATTATATCTTTTGCTCCCTGACCATAAAGCTTAGGTATCATAAGCATGTTACTCATACCTACTAAAGCAAAGTTACCTGCAAATACACCGTTAGATATAGTAGTAGACTCGTTCTCTATCTTTTGTCTTTCGTCTGTAGTAAGAGCTTCAAGCTTTTCATCTTCAGACATTACAGACCAGTCCAGTCCCTTATTTTCTAAAGCTACTTTAACAAGGTTTTCTTTTATAGTGTCGTAAGAATGTCTGGCTTCTACACCTGACTCATAACTTGCACCGGTTGCCAGCTGTCGAATGAGCCTACTTCCTTGAAGTATATCTTTTCTATTCATAAACTCTGCACCTCTACCGATAACTCCTTCTATTCTATTTGCTCTAGAAGAGTTTTTAAGGAGTCTTGTAGCTTGCTGCATACGAGCAAATGTTGCTCCTAGTGTAGCACTTCCTACACCTGCTGTAAGCATTTCGGTCAGTACAGCTCCTGCTACGAAGCTCATACCGTTCATTACCTGGTCAGACCAGAAGTTTGCAGTACCCATCTGGTCCCACAATCCTTTATTTCTTTCTTGTACTGTATAATGGTTAGGTAGAGTTTCATCCATATACTTATTGATGTCGTCTATACCTCTTGCAAACTCATTATTATAGAACGAGTTAAACTCACCATCTCTAATACCTGAGTAGATTCCATACCCTAGACCTATAGTACTACCTACAACGTTAGTAAGGGTTTTACCTCCGAACTTTAATAGACCGTTACCCCACTTATCTGCAACTGTTTGAGTGTATCCTCTAAACTCTTGTAGATTTTGAGCTTGTTCAATATTAGCAACTTCAAAATCTTGCTTATACTTTCCAAACTCTGGATCTATATATTCACCTACAGCTTGTACTTCAGCAGTTGGAGTAGCCTCTTGTATAAGACCTAAAGCACTTACACCTGAAGAAATAGCATCTATTTCTGCTTGGAGCTCTTCTTGACTAAGTGATGGTACTATAGGGTCAGTTTCAGGAGTTAGATCAGTTTCTAACCCTTCTACGATTTCATCTTCTTCATCCATATTGTAAAGATAGAGTATTAAGGATTTTGGTATGCATCTTTAGAGTCAATTTGATCATGCCAAACTTGACTTCCAGGTATTCTACTGTTTAAGAAGGTTTTCATTGCTCCCTCAGTAATAGCATTGATGTAATTACCTGCTCCAGGAGTAGAACTTATCAATGTTCCGTCTGGAGCTCTTACAATTAAAGAGATATCTGATACATACGATAGCTTACCATTTTTATCTCTCTGAGGTAAAATATCTTCTTTAAGGTATCTTATGTTTCCATCTGCAGATACTGTAGGAATAGGCACTTCTACTCCTCTATAATTTCCTTGCTGAATAGCTACCAGTCTAGATGCAGGTTCAAAGAACTGTCTGTTATTTATTGCAGACTCTACAAAAATACTTCTAGATCCCGGCTTATCATTTCTAGTAACAATCATTTCATACGCACCAGGATGTTTAGGGTCAAAAGAAGTTCCTCTGATCTGTATCTTATAAGGAGTATCTGTAAAATCTTTTGCCCCCTCTGCAGCATTTTCAATAGCTTTTATAAGATCTATTTTATTTTCTACAGCATCACTTTCAGTTTTAAAGAAAAAATAGTCTGCTAAAGTATCTGACCACTGATCAATATTTACAGGGGCTCCACCACGAACTTCCGGATCGTACAATTTTGTATCTGCAGAAATAATATCTTCTGTCATCAAAGAGGCTATAGCTTCTCTTCCTGCAGTAGGTATACCTCTGATCTTTCTAACTTGATGCGTTCCCTGCGTAAACATTTTTTCTAAAGCTTCTATATGCTCTGCATCTGTAGCATTAGGATCTCTTATATCTTGATATTTTTCAAGCATATAGACATATCTACCGTAGTCATCATCTATATCTAAAGGATTTGTGCTTGTACTAGGCTGTCCTGTAACTGGATCTAATACTTGAACTTGTGCCAACTGCTCCATAGCTCTTGCAAGTGCAGTTGCTCTATCTACATCTAAAGTGGCGCTTATTGTATTTCCAAGAAGCTGTTTATCCTTATAACTTAATTCCTCATATACAGGATTAGGCATAGATGTATTACTTCTTAAACTACCATCCTTATTAAAAGCTTTGCTTTTTCCTTGACTAATATTCTTTCTAGCCTTATCCCATCGAGTTTTAGTTTCATTCAAATCTACTCCTGGGCTGTAAGGAGTATATACTAAAGTTTTGTCAGTTGACGGGTCAGTAGTTTTAACTACAGGATCTCTAGGTATAGAAGTTAAAGTTTGAGTCATACCTATTTGAGTCTGACCTGCAAGTCTAAGATCTTCTATAAGAGCTGTCCTTATCTGTTCAGGTGTAAACAATTGACTTGTAGCCCTATTTATAGTTCTACTAAGATCCTTTTGGCGTTGTAAGCCCTCGTCAGTTCCTTCATATAATCCTACAAGCTGTTCTGCAAGTCCAAATACTTTTTCATCACTTAGCCATTGTCCTGACATAAGAAACTTTTCAGCTTTATCCTTTGGTAAGCCTGGATATACTTTTTCAAGTAACTGTATTGCTCTAGGATCTTTAGCAATATTTTTCATTATCTCATAAGCCTTTGCTTGATGATCTAATACTTGCTCAGAGTTTCCTAGGTATGCACCTTGAACTCCTGAATCCCAAGAGTTCCTTAGATCTTTCATAATAATGTTACCTTCCGAATCATACTGAGCAATTCCTCTTACAGGGTCATCTGTAGGCTGGCCAGTTTCAGGATCTATAAGATCTGGTACAATATTGTAATCTTTATACTTGCTAGGATTAGCTGCTATAAGCTGCTTTTCCTTTTTCATAGTTTGAAAAGATTCTACAGCATTTTTAACATTATTATCAGTCATAAACCTTGTAAGAGAATCTGATACTGCAAAGTTTGCAAGATCATATCTACCTGTTTCGAGAACGCCTTGCATAGTATTCTCTATATCATTTTCTAAAGTATTGATATACTTTGAGTCTACGTCTGTAGTTTCTAGAGCTCCAATAGTTCTCTTAAGAGTATCGTACTCTGCTTTATTCTGATTAAACTCTTGCCGGGTTCTATCAGCTAACTCCTCTCTACGACCCGTAGCAAAGTTTGACTCGTACGGAGTAAAATCAAATGTACTGTAGTTTTCTTGTGCCATAGTTATTTATTTTTTTTGAGCCTCGTAATTCTTCCAAAACTGTGCTTCTGCCTCTTCTCTAGTCATACCATACTTATCCATAAACATTTTAATTGCCCCTTCTTTTACTTCATATTCATCTACTCCAGCAGGCAATGTTCTATTGATATATTCTTTTTTGTATAATCCAGAAGCAAGTTCATTTCCAAGCTCTCCCATTACAGATCCCATATACTTCTTACGCATGTTCTCAAACGACTGCTTTCTAAGAGACTCTGCTCTTCTAGATTCAGATGTTGTAAGATCTTTACGTTGGTTAGCCATATCTGCCTGAAGCTTTGCTTGCTGATTAAGTTGCTGTTCTGTAGCACTTGCCTGTCTATTGATATCATAAACATTTTGTGCAGCCTCTTCTTGAGCTCTTAAGCTTATCATTCTAGCAGCATTAAGCTGTCCTTGTCCAGAACCTATTCTTTGCTGTATTCCTCTTTTAGCAGCTACAAGCTCAGATTCTCTTGCTCCTACTCTTGTATCTTTAGCTCTATCTATAAATACTTTTTCAGCTTTTACATCTCTTGCTGTAATAGGAGCTACAGGTGTATACTTTTGACTCATAGTCATACCTATATCACCAGCTGCACCAGCTACACTAGCTAAAGGTGCACCATATTCAGCTAAAAATTTTCCAGTAGCTGTTCTTACTACTCTTTCTTCATCAGGGTTTCCACCATTTCCATACTTCATAAGTCCACCATATCTAGCACTTTTCTTATTTCTATTAGCAAAGTTTCTAGCAGCTTCCTCACTGCCAAAACCCCACTTCTTAAGTGCTAAAGCTTTTCTTGTAGGCTCACCTTTTTCATTTTTCATAGGCCCTTTCATACCTGCAAATCTTGCAGCAAAAGAAACTCTACGTGGGTTTGTACCTGAACTTACAGGAGCTTTTAAGTTAGAACCTTCTGCTTTTGCAGATGCTCTACCTTTTGCATTTAGTCCCCCGCTAGGATTCTGTCCTTCTTTACGTGTCCAGGCTGGACTTTTAAATCCACCTTTCTTATACTCAAGGTATCCTCCGTCTCTTTTAGACTCTCTTAAAGCTTTTGCTGTAGGAGCTCCTTCAGACCCAGGCTTACGCATCTTTTCTCCAGATCCAGCTGCTATTCTTTTCCTTTTAGCATGGATATTAGCCCATAGACCTCCTCCTTTATACTCACTGAGATACTTTTGTGCTTCTGCATCAGACATGTGGGATTCTAATCTAGACTCAAGTACTTCTTTAGGTAGTTTACCACCTTCTTCCATGTAGTGCATCATGCCTCCATCTCTCTTAGCAAAGTTCTTTGCAAAGTTTGCTTTCTTTCTCATCTCTGGTGAGTATTTACCTTCAGGAGCGCTGAGAATTTTACTTGCTGCTTCTTGTACTCCCATACCCATTTTAGATGCTTGAGCTTTAAATGTACCTCGTTTAGCAGGGTCAATATGGATACCTCCACCTTTGTACTTCATCATACCACCATACTTTGCGTATAGTTTACTGGGATCTCTTTTAGCTGCAAGCTCTTGCTCTATTCTTAGCTTTTCAATATCTCCAGGTCTAGCTCCTTTTTTCTTCATTTGTTCAAATTTTTTAGCAAAGCTCATACCTCCGGTTTTAAGATGGTCTGACCAGATATATTTTTTAGAGGCAACTCCTCCTCCTCTCATTTCTTCTATAATCTCTCCTCCTTCTAATTCAGAGTCTACTACACCATCTCCACTAAGATCCATAGGTACACCACCGTTCTCATGTGAGGGACCTGTTACTTTTGTAAAGCCTCCACCCATATACTTCATTAAACCTCCATATCGTGCTGATGGAACATTAAAATATTGTTGCGCATTCATTGCTGCGTTTTTAGCTTTTTGCTCTTCAGCTCTCTGCTCTAGCTTTTTTCTATCTGCAACTAATCTATCATAATCAGCTCCAAGTTTTTGTTGTTTAGATCCATAGTCTGCTGCAGCTCCTTCACTTGCAGCTGCCATAATTCCTCCTATAGCAACAGGTATAGCTGCAAAAGGTCCGAGCACTGGAGTTAAACTGGCTCCAACTGTTGCAATACTTTGACCTACAGAAGATACACCTTTAGATGTAGCTATCTTCCTATTATATTCTTCAAGTTTAGCTTTAGTATCTTTATTGTAATACCTATTAGGATCGTCAATAGTTTTCTTTTTAGCTGCTTGAGCTATAACTCCTGTTACTCCTGGCAGAGCTTGAGAAACACCCTCTGCAATTGCTTGGTCTCGTTCTTGCTTTGAAGGACCTTTAGGATCAGGTTTGTACTCAGCTTTCATAATATCAGACCTGTTAGACCTGTCTCCAAACGCTGTCTTTGTATCTTTATAATAGTCAGTAAGAGATCTAGGCTCTAAGCTTCTATCTAAAGAAGTATCCAGACCAGTAAAAGAAGGATCTGAAACATTTGATAAATGTCCTGAAGAAAAACTAGGAGTAGTGCTGCCTCCATATAAAGTATTGAACTTGGAAACTGCTGCATCATATGATGGAGTAGTTTGAAGATAATTGCCTGATCCTAGACTATAACCTGTATTTAAACCTCCAGACCCCAAATTGCCTGTACCAAAACCTGTACTTGGTGTAGTAGGAATTGTAGGTGTAACCATACTTCCTGTCTGATACTTTTTAAGAGGACTTTTTTTCTTCCTGCTCTTACCTTTTACAGTGGATTTTTTGCTAGATCTTCTCATCGGTCTTGGATTCTATATGGAGCTTCAGTATTATACAAATTTATCAAATTATTATCAAGGTTATTGCAGATCAATCGAAGTGCTAAGAACCTGTCTATAAATTTACCTTGCTTATTCCAAGGCTTAGTCAAGTCTAAGTAGCTAGTATTGAATGTTTCATACATACCATCTACTGTAAACATTGCTAAAGGAGTAGCTGTAGGAACACTTGTAGTAACTGTACCGGCAACTGTAGCTCCTGTTATACCGTAGTTACCTCCTGTAAATGGTCCTGTGTAATAAATAGCACTATCTGCTACCTCTAAAGACATATCTCTGAACTGATTTACTTTCCATGATCCTCCTGTTTTTCGAGTATTGATCATGTACTCTATATCAGACTCTCCAGAGTTTGCATCAGAGTTATATACTATGAATGAAGTAAACCCTGCATTTAAATCTTTGATATCCCTATTACCAGATGTTTGAGGTTCAAATACATCTGCTAACCAGTTGATGCTATAGAATAGTTTATTGTTTCCTCTTTGGAAGTTATGGATTATCTCTAGCTCAAAATTAGAAGGGGTCTGTCCATAGAACTTGCCTAAGTGAGACCCTCTATCATGACGGTAAATACCTCTATCTGTAGCTGTAGAGTATCCGTTTACAAAAGAGTAAAAGTCTATTCCTAGTGTAGCATAGATATAGGGTACGTAATCGTGGAAAGAGGTCCAACTACCTGCTTTACCTTGAGATATTTCAACTGTAAACGAAATAGTCCATCCGGTCTGTTCAAAATACCTATTTATTTGAACGTCATCACTCTCTGCAACGATATCAAAAGGTTGCCAGCTCTGCAAAGCTCCTTCTGTCACTAATCTATAATAAGATCCGTTTACCCATATTACTCCTGTAGCCCCAGCTGTAAATGCTGCTGTAGTGCTTTTATACTCTCCACTATAGTCTCTGATAAAAGTAGCTGTAGGTTTTATATCTCTCTTTGTAAGTATAACTCTACTATACCTTTGATCCCATACAGCATGAAATCCCATTCCAGTTATAGGACTATCTATAAGTCCATCAAACCCATATGCTTCTAGTGCAAAAGGAATATTTGTTTGGAACCATCGCTGCATACCGTAAGCTGTAGATGTAAGATCTATAGGGGAGGATCCTACTATAAAGAATATCTTTCTGGTTTTTACATCCACTGAAAAATATCCATTAGGAGTAATTACAGATGCTCTCTGTGCTCTTGTACCTACATATCCTGTATCTGCCATTACAAGCTCGTCAGGATCTTGTGCAAAAAGATCTCCGCTTCCTACATAAGCACTGGTCCCGTCGTCAAGCTTCATCTTCTGCTTTCCTTTGGTACGGAAAAGAGTGTCTTCCATATGGAAATAGAGCAGGTTATCAGCACTTATAAGTTTCCAAAGCTCTCCTTTATGTGTAGGTAGTTCTCTATACTGATCTACTTTAAAAATCCTATAAGTATCGATGATACTATCTCTTTCAAGCTTGTTGGATCTGATTACCCGGCCTGGAAAGCTTGTAGTTTCATCTATATTCAGTGGCTTTGGAAATACTGATTTAATATCATTTACAGATGAATAAGCTTCATTGTACCTCATGTTACCAGTTCCATCATCTGGTGCATATGTAAGGTCTTCATCTGCTTTTATATCTAACAGATCTGCAACAGGTGCTCCTGGAAAATAGGTTGATTTTAAATCTTGTATATGTCTAAAGTTGATGTTATCTGTGCTTTCTACAATAGCCATAAACACAGATTTTATATCTTCTCCTGTAGGAAAATAAGCTCTGTTAAGAGTCTGCTCTCTTGAAGTTGTCCTATATCCGTGTCGACATATAAATGTATCTCCCCCATAGATATCTTCAGTCTCAAATCTATTAGGTAAAGCTGTATTAGGTGCCGGTATAGGAGTTCCGTTATCATCTACTACAAAGTTATCCAGATCATCTCCTACTACTTCGTATCCTGTCCATACAAGGTCCTGTACATCAAAAGAGTTATATAGATTAGTTCTAAATGCTTTTAAGTTTGCAAGTAAAAGTGTTAGCCCTTTTGAGTCTTCATTATCAGTACTAAGGTTAGAAAAAGAGATAGGAGAACTATTTGCATTAGAACTATAATTATTCCAATTCCATGGAGATGAAGTTCCTATACCTCCTCCTGAAACAGTATTTGGTGTAGGTACTTGAGTAGTAGCCAGGGCTAAAATAGTTTCTCCTCCAATATTGTATATTTCTTCGTTGAATCCAAAAGCCTTCCCTTTAAATCTTATGTTACCATTTACGTACGCTTTTGCTTTATCTCTTAAAACATAATTTGCTCTCGGGCTTGAGCCTGGACCTGTAATAGAAGAAATGTGATTTCCTGCTGCAAAAAATGCAGTCCATACGCTAGGAGACACACATGACGAAGCTCCTTCACCAGTTATAAGCGGGTCTGGATATACCTCATCATTGTAAAAAGTAGTATTACCTCTAAATTGATATGTACCTAGAAGGTATTGAGTTTTAATGTGCGTAGCCGGAGTAACATCTTTCTGTCCATTTAAAAGATAAAAATCATGAAAAGAAAACTCTCTAATTAAAGATTCTGAGTTTTTACGTGTTGGCGCACCTACAGGGTACAGATAGTCTGAAGAGTCTGTAATAGTGTTTGGTATAGGCTGATACCCTGGACAATTAGCAGTGTCTCTATCAAACCTCATGTCCATATCATGTATAGGATTTTGTCCTAGTACAGTTCTATTTTCATGGGTTCTATTAGCATAGTATATTCTAAATCCTTGAACCTTATCTGCAATAGATTTAGGAATCTTAATATCACTTAATTTAAACCCTAAAGCTTGAACAGTATTTGTAATTGCTGATTCCTCTGTATCTTCAAATACAGGCTCACATGTAGCCCATGCAATCCATCCAGGTCTTGAACTTGCCGCCTTAGGAGGAAATTTATAGGGGGAATTACCTCCATTTCCTTTTGGATCCATCCAGCAGTATGAATTATTTCCTACAGTCCAACTTCCACGTACCCATCCAAAAGCTGTATTTCCACAAGCAGCATTACTACCTGCAGGAATATTTGGGGTGTCTCTCCACCATCCCAACATCACATAAGATCCTTGAGGCGGAGCTGTACCTGCATAAACATGCTGTACTTCTGCAATATTTTCAGGGTCTTCTTCACACCAATGCCAATCTTCTGGGCTAACTTCTCCATTTACAAAATCTTGAAATGCGCCATCTCTTGGATCTGTAATTGTATTTCTAGGGGGATTACAGCTGTTAGTATTCATACCATCCCAATAGCTACACACATTATCAGTCACAGCTACATTTATACCATCTACAAAATCTTCAAAATCAGGACAACTAGAATTTTCATTCATGCCTCCTGCAGAAAAACTAGCTATAGAGTAATGATTAGATTGTCCTCCCCCACTACCACCACCTATATTTTCTCCATCTATATTACAATCATTAAGCGCTCTATACCAAGTATAGTTTACTACAAGTTTTATTTTAGTTCCTGCAGACACAGTTGTAGACGGTCCACTGGATCTTGTTACTGTAGCTCTGTCAGGATTAAGATTTGATGGGAATCTATGATGTCTTACATTCTCTGTCCTTAAAGAAGGATTAGTCACATTTGGTTGTTGAGCATCTACTACATCAAAATCTTCTGTATCTGGATAAAACTCATTTAAGTTTTGCCAGTAATTCATTTTCTTACTAGCCTGCAGAGTAGAGAAATCATACCATTGAAAAAAGTAAGAAATAGGGTTTTGCCACCCTCCTGTAATATTTAGTATGTGCCAATTATTATACCCATTTCCTGGAGTATAAAGTTTATCATCTTCATTTATATATGTAAAAAGGCTAGTTCCGCTTACCCACTCGTCTGTTGTACCATTTCTAAGTTCTGGAACAAGAGTTCTAAGCACATTTTTAAGAGGGCCTCTACCAGGAATATGATAAGCATAACTCATGCTACCATCTCTAAGAATGAATGCTATATAGAATGCATATACTTCTTCTCTTGTATATCCTTTATATTTAAAAATATTCAAGGCATCTCTATATCCTTGATCTCTTTCCCATTTAACACCTGTTTTTTTGTTTTGAAGGTTATCGAGACTGAGTTGAAAAGGATCAAATGGGTTAAACTCTTTTACTACAGATTCTAATGAGATATAATTAGCATACTTTTGATATCCAAGATCTCGTGTGGCTTCTAGGTTTCCTAAGTAAAGAGTTCCATCTAACTGTGTAATAGACTTAGCAACATCGTATGAAGCTTTATCTATAGTAACTTCTTCTATACTGAATAGCTCAGAACCTCTTTCTCCTGAGTACACAACTTCCATTTCAGGGTTGCCAAGGATCTCAAGTTCTGGAAGCTTTCTTGCCTGTCTTCCTTCTCCTACATCAAATACTATTGCAGCAGTAAGAAACTTATAATCTGTATTGATATTGGTTACTTTCCACTTTATAGATTTTCCAGTGGGAGTTCCTGCAGGAGCACCGTCATAAGATTCTATAGGGTATATACCTTCTGTAGCAGGAACTACAGATACAGGATTTGCTACAGTTACAAAGTTTGTTCTTGTAAAATCCTCATCTGTATAAGCTAGCGCTAAGTAGTATACTCCACTTTTACACTCTCCACCCATATTAATAGTAGCCTCATCTACATGAGGAACTGTTCCTGCATTGGGAAATAAATCTAATATTCCTACGTAAGATCTATTATTAGAAGTTAAAAGATCTACACCATAGATTCTACCTATAGCGCTATTTTGCTGTCTTGTAATATTCAGTGTACGAGGAGGGTTAAGATCGTCTGTCCAATATATTACCTGGTCTCCATCTCCCTGCTCTACAAATGTTCCTTCAATAGGATTACTCTCTTGAAAGTTTAAAGTCTTTCCTATAGGATCCCATGTAGGATCTGCATTTTCTTCAGCAAGACTAAGAATAGTTTCATATACTCCGTCACTGTAGATACCTATTTTACAAGAAGCATCCAACTGAGTATTAGGATTGTCCACTCTTAAGAATAGAGCTATCTTATTATCTAATATAGGTATAGCTCCTATTACAGTACTGTACTCCGGCAATGAAGCCATAAGAGTATTACCCTCCTCATTGGATATGGCTCCATAAGCTCTATTGACCACTGCATTTTTTGCATAGCGTACGGTTCCTGCAGGCTGATCTAAATGAGAAGTATCTTTAAATAACCCTTGGATATACCGTATTGAAGAAGGCTGATTAGAATCGTTTTCTGCCATATCTTAGAAATTATCTTCTGTAAACCGTTCCCGATCATTCATTGTCTCAAAGAAATAGTGATGAGCATTGATATCAGGAGTAAGTCTTACCCACTGATTCAAGAATGATTCATACTTATCTATATCTGGATAGTTAGCAGAGTTACGTGCTTGTGTACAGTAGTTCTGCCACATTGCTTCTGCATACTCATATCCTATCTTCTGATTTCTTCCGGGGATAGCTTGAAGAAGTAACTTCTTGTAGATATACCAAAACATTGCCTCCCTGAAAGAAATATCATCAGGTACCATAGGAAAACACTCATCATCTACTGGGAATGCCATATAGCTTATGCATACCTTACCGTCAGAAAATGAAGTTTTGATGTGATCACAATCTATTATGTAGGTATCCTTATATCTGATATTTGCATTTACACAGTCATCACAGTGAATGCTTGCATGGAATGTAGATGCTCCATATTGAAGCGGTGCTAGACAATTATTGTCTGAGAAGTAAACATTATTGAGTACGCCTATGCGTGAGTTTATTTCTCTTAGCTGTTCAGTATTGGTCTTATACCTTGTATCAAAAGTATCTATATCTTCTGTAGTAAGTGATGATACATATCTGCCATCTGCAGTTCTTGATACCAGCTCATTTACACTGTCGTAATAAGTCCCAAGATCTGCATTAAGTGCGTCTATCTGCTTATTAAGTATATCAAGTTCGTTATCTACATTAGGAGATACACAGGTATTCACTGCTACCTGATTGATGTAATATAGATCTCCTGGTAAGCATGCTCTATGATCTTTGATGTCCAGAACACATTGCTTACGGCAAAGCTGAGGTGCGGACCCTATATGCTCTAGAGCCTCTCCTATCCATTCTATAGCATCATGTACAAAGTCAGCTGTAGCCGGCTTTATATCTCTGAATACTTTACGTACTATCTCTTTACTTGATACGTGCTTATAGATCGCCATTTTTGTATTCTTTAAATCTTAGATATGCCAGGTCATCAGTATTTATAAGGTTTATAAGTTTTTGCTTATTACCTTTTACACCTCTGGTAGGATCAAATCTATATACTGTTTTATTCTTTACTCTGCACTTATCCTTATACCATCTGAATCTAAAGTACTGTCCATCGGTAAAGTATGTCAACCACTTTTCTCCTTTACCGGTCTTGTTATCATAAGGTTGGATATTATTTTCTTCTAATTCCCTCTTTATCTTCAATGACTCTCCCCAGTTCACTCTTGGAGTTCGTGGGTCTCTTTTCCTTCTCCAGATACTAAGGAAAGAAAGCCTATACCCCATGTCAAAAGATCCTCCTTCTAATAGGTGATCCATAATCCCATTATTAAAGCTTATAAGAATCTTTTTAAAAGTCTTATAGTCTACAGGGTCCTTAGACATTTCCTTATAGGTATTGTATATTTCCTTACTTGCTTTGGCCACGTCTACCTTGTGTTTGTTGAGCCATTAAATGTCCTGCTTGTAATGTATCATTCTCTGTATCAGATACGGTTTGAGCTATCATCATAAAGGTACCCTTTACAAGTCCATCTGTTATAGCCTGTACCATATCTAAGGGCATTGGAAAATCTGATTGATCGTCATAGCAGTTTCCTCCGTCACATTCAAACTTTGCTACTACTTCAGGATCTTCAAATACTCCACGGATATTGATTGTATCCATACCTCCTGGATTGTAGATATACAGTTTGTCCTCTATCATATAGGCTTTACGAGTGTTTTTAGTAAACCTATCGTAAGGTAAGAATTGAACTGTAAGCGGGTCTACAACCGGTATTGTAATAAGTCCTGAAGGATCTGATACGTGTGTAATAGCATCTGTAAAGTTGAACCTTACGGTTCTAGGTATATCTACTACTGTACGTACTACATCACATTCTATAGGTAGTTTACAACATTTAGATGCGTTTACTTTTTCAAGCTCTATACATCCTAAGTCTTGTTCTACATGTCGTGATACTAATCCATTACGAGCAAAATCTCTTCTTAGAAGCATTGCCCGGTAATGTTTTACATTGAACTCTATCTGTCTTAGAGATATGTGCTCATTATTGGAAGAGCGACCTCCTCTGTAGAGGTTCAATATGTTGTATGAGATCTCTTTAAGTGTCATTTGGATCTATTACTTTAAGTTTACCTACTACGTATGCCAGTACATCTCCATTGCTACTTAACTGAGATACACTCATTTTTAATGTTTCCCTCTCATTGAATGTTATAGGGTAGTCAAATTTTTGTATTCTTTCAAACTGAGTTTCTCTATACATAGAAGTGTATACTGTTTGAATTACTTCTTGAGCATCTACTATAGTACTTTTAGTAAGTTTCCAGGCTAGAGATGTAGTGTTAATAGTTTTAGGGACTACAGATATTGACTCTATTTCTAGCACATGGTTTCTAGGTACAGTAAAACATATTGTTTCTGATCTAGAAATAGCCTGATCTATAACACAGTAGGGAGTTGCAGGTACACCTGATGTTACAGTTCCTACTCCAGCATATATTACACCTTTATTTACTCCATCTGCACCAGCATCAATTACTTCAATACCATTAATAGCTCTAAAAGATTGTATAGTTTCTACAGCTGTTTGACCATTAGGTATAACAGTTTCTGATACCCTGTCATAGTTAGAATCAAGACCGTACACAGTAATTAAGTGAGCCCCAGCGTTAGTAGGCAGATCTGTAGTTACACTGCTTGAGATGGTTACCCGTCTTAAAATTTCAGGTATAGGAATTGTTGCCGTAGCTGCTGCTATAGGCCATACGTCTCTTGTAGCAGTTACACCTGAAACATACCCGCTTAAATGCACCGCACTTTCAGTGCTATTTATCGGGGTAATTATCATCCTACTGCCCAGTGACCGTATTCACATATACAAGCTCCTGTATCAGCTATAAGCTCTAGCCCTGAAGATGCTGCTAAAGGAAATAATGCAAACTCTCCAGCTCTAAGTATAGCTAAAGTATCATCTGCAGTATTCTTAACTCTAACATAGTTTGTAGCATCTGTATTACGTATGTATACATAAGATTGTACATTAGTATTTGCCAGTATTACAGTATCTCCTACTGTAGCTACAGAAACCTTTGCCATATTAAGCAAAGGTTCTGTTACCGTTACTAACTTTTCTACAGCGTAATCTACTTTATCTGGCCCTACAGTAGAGCTTGATACATTGAGTCTGAATTTTACTGTTGCCATTTTTTACACTATTAATAGTTTTAAACCTCTTATCTGTTGTGCGTTTATTTTATTAGGTAGCATATTACTTGGAATTTTGATAAGTTCTATTTCAACTTGATCTTGCAGCATTGCTTCTACTGTAGCAATTTGCTTTTTCCTTTCATCTACTAACTCAGCATTTTGCTCTTCAAGTTCTGCGATCTTTTCTTGATCACCTTGCACCTCTTGAATAATTTTTGCAAATGCTTCAAATTCCTTAGACGGTTTCATAACCTCATCTAAAGGCTTAAGTCGCTCTTCAATATTTGACATATTGATAGCAACCTTACTTGCAAATTTCAAACCTTCCAATTCTTGAACACCGTAGAGTGCTTGCAGTAAGTCTACTGCTTGTTGAATTGTTACTACTTCTGTTTCTGACTTTCCCATTTTAATTTATAATTGATAATTGATTAAACTTCCCTTTTAAGCAATTGCATAACCATGGCCCCCCATAACATGCCATCCTGCATTTGTAAATAATAAAGATACGCTATCTCCAACTGCATCAAATGTGATAGTGGTTCCTTGTGCAAAATTTGATGGGGTAAGTGTTCCATTACCTCCATCTGTCTTCATTACAATATATTTTGTTTGACCCTCTACACCGTCAGCAAGAGTCAGTGCATCTGCTCCTGTTGTAACAATCCATGTAATTGCACTGGTCACATCTACTGCTCCTGGACCTGTAAGAGTCTGTGGAGTCTCACTGAACTGTAAGTAACCATTAGGTATCTGTACATTCTGAGCATTTGTAACTGTAACTCCAGGTAGTGGAGATCCTGCGCCTGATCCAGAATAAGTAGTAAGGCTTAGAGACCCTCCTGCACCTGAAGATCCTCCAGGACCTCCAAATACGGTCATACTTCCACCATTACCATTTCCTGCACCCGTACCTCCTGTAATAGACATGGTTCCTCCATTGTTATTAGAGGCCCCTGTAGATCCTTGAATAGTAAGTCCTGCTCCGGATCCGCTTGCTGCAGTTTTTACACCTATTGTATAAGCTTTATAAACAGCATCGTTACCTATCTCTATAGCATTAGAAGATGCTCCTTGTAGAGATAGTTGTGCAGTACTTGCATCAGTAGCGTGAGTTCCATCTTGAATTATAACCCTACCGTTAGCATCAACTGTAACACCTTCATCTGTACCATCTCCAGATAACCATGATTGTCCAGCTGCAGCATCAAGATTGATATTATAGGTATTCATATCAATATCACCTGCTGCACTTGAGAAGGTTGAAGCCAGTGTGATGGTTCCTGCTCCGTTGGTAACAGTCATGTTTGTACCTGCAGTAAGGGTTGCTACACTTGGGTATCCGTTTGTAGCATTACCTATAAGGAGCTGTCCATTAGTAGCTAAAGGACTTGTAGCAGCAATTGTATTAGTTGCAGATGCATATAGCATTGCTCCTTTTGCAATAGAGGTCAGTCCTGTACCACCGTTTGTAACTCCTAATGCACCTGTAACATTAGATGCCAGATTAACTGTACTCAAAAATGCTGATGTAGAGTTATTACATTGACTTAGGTCTATGCCTGCTTCAAGAACTGTAAGTACAATATTGTCAGATGCAGTAGCTACTGTAAGTAGTCCTGTGTCTCCTGACTTTATACCTTTAAAGTTAAGCTGGTTTTTACTTGTAATATCCTTATACAGACTTTCAGCACCTGCACCTGCAGTTGCTAAGGCAGGAAATAAGGATTGAAGTTGAAACTTCTTTTTACCTGTAACCGGGATATAGTCTCCCGAAGCTACACTTGTTTTGGCTAATGTGGTCCAATTTTTTACTTCTGACATTGTTCAGTTCTTTAATGTTAGAGATCTAATTCTTCTCCTTCTATATTTAGAGATGTGCCATCTTCTGTTGCAGGTGTTCTAGCGTCAGAAGTAGGTCTAGGGTTATTGTCAATAGGTGTAAATCCAGGTATGTTACAGTCTTTACATTCTTGTCTAATGTACGCAAGATATTTATCGAGCCTGTTAGTTATATCTGCAAACTCAAAAGGTTCTTTGCAGTACTCCCAGTACTGTAATCCTGCTTGCGTTTCAGGATCTGATCCTACGACGTAAGATCCTATGTTAGGGTTGAGTGTCATTGTGTAAATATCATCACTTGTAGGATGCTTCACTATATCTCCCCATACGTAAGTTGCAGTTGCAGACCATGTAAGAGAGTCTCCTGATGGTCCACCTTCGCTCCATTTGTCTCCACATGTAGTACCTTGAGGTGTTTCGCTATAAGTAGGAGATAGAGAGTCTGCACAGTTATACACACATTCAAGACCTTTTCTTGAGATGATATATCTCATAAGCTTTAGAACAATTGCATCCTTTGTTTTACAAGGAGTTGTTCTACCTGCTTTGATCATGTTATAAAGTGTGTTAAGTTTTCCGTTAAGACACTTATCCAGTTCTTTTCTTATCTGCTCTGTTTGACCAGGGACACAAGGAGACTGCCCAAATGTGTATTCACACTGAGAAGCTCTTGTTAAAGGATCAGATGCATTAGCTGCAGGATTATAGTTATCTGCATAAATGTCCATACATCCGTATACTATAGTTGTATTTACACCTAGCGTATAATCATCTGTACATCCGTTACCGTCAGTTACAGTTACTGTATATACTCCGTCTGCAAGATCTGGTCCTACAGTAGTATCTTCTGTAGTTATAGATGCTCCTGTCTCATTGTTTACCCAAGTTACACTATAAGATGTAGTGATGTTTGTAAATGAGATAGTTATAGCTCCTGTATCTTCTACAGTTATAGAGTTTATTATCTGCTCGCTACAAGCATTAAAACATGATCCATCATCGATAGTTGCATTGGGATCATAGTTAGTAGCCTGTGGATCTGTACAACCTATTACTCCATATATACAGGATCCGTCATTGATCTCTGCGTTTGGATTAAAGTTAGCTGCTTCAGGATCAGTACATCCTAATACAGGGTATGAACAAGAGCCATCATTTACTGTAGCACTTGGATTATAGTTTTCTGCAGCAGGATCAGTACATCCAGGTACTTCAGGTTCTGGATCAGGAGGACAGTTGAATAATGCTTCTCCAAGCTCAAATGTTTCTGTATATATTTTACAGTTTGGATTAGCAGAGTTAAGATTTAATGATACATATACTGTATCACCTTGTTCAACAATTACAGGATCTGAAAGATCGTATTGAGTATTATTAACTGTAAAGTATCCTCCCACAAGAGACGTTCCTTCTGGGAAATTGTAGTTAATATGCATAGCTCCTGTACAAGGATCTATATCAAGATCTACAAAAGCTTCGCAGTCAGACTCTCCTTCTTGATACCCTATGTAATAGTAATAAGTAGCAATGCATGTAGCGCTTCCTGTTCCGGGTACTACTTTAACTGCATACCACCCTGAAGCAAGAGTACTAAAAGTTGTAGCTGGACTCGTAGCTCCTGTTTCTGTAGCTATAGCTGCACTAAGAGCTCCTCCATTTCCAGTAGTAGTGTGAAGTGTAATATCAAAATCACTAGCTATAAACGGATCTACTGAAGGATCTATCTGTCCTGAAAATTGTATAGAGCCATCTGTAGCTACATTCGTGCTTGCATTTGTAATAGTTGTACCAGAATCCGATACAAAGTTTCCTACAACAACTCCTCCAACTATAAGCTGTCCTGTAGACTTACATAATATACATGATCCGTCATCTACGGTAGCATTAGAATTATAGTTAAAAGAGTTAGAGTCTGTACATCCTTCAAGGTTATTTAAGCTGCCTTCTGAGATAGGCATGTATACCTTAAAGCTTCTTGTACATCCTCCTGAAGCACCAGCATCATTTACACTGATCGTGTACAATCCTCCAGCTGTAGCTTGTGTACCGGATACACCTGTAAAAGTGTGGCTTGTAGAAGATGTAGCTCCAGGATTAGGAGTTCCACCATAAGTTACTCCGGACGGTACTGTAAGAAGGTATGTATAGTTAGCTGTACCTCCTGATACAGTGATAGTAAATGTACCATCATTAGCAGCTGTACTAGTAGCAGGAGTTATAGTCAATCCTGCAGTCATGCCTAGACAGTCTACTGCACATCCACATCCATCATTAAATATTGCGTTAGTACTTCCATTAAGTACATCTGCAGGTATAGCTACTCCACTACAGTTTTGACCTGTGGTAGTAAAGTAAGAAGGGGAGGCAGGATCTTTACAGACATCGTACGACCTACTTGTTTTACATGATCTAAGATCAAGTGACCAATCAAATGCTATTATGGCCCCGTAGTTTGTAGTTACATCGTATAGAGCATGCATAAAGAGCCCTGCTCCTCCCGCCATTGGATCTATACCTAATGCATAAAGATCTTGAATTGTAGTATTTACAGCTGTTACAAATCTTACATGCTGTAATCCTTGTATAGTAGATACTGGTAACCCTCCTGAATAACCGTTAGCTAACCAAGTATTGCTAATAACACTCCCATTAAAATTAAATAGACTTGTTTCAGGCTGCTCCCATAGATTCTGGTAACCAAATACATTTCCAGGATCTGATATTGCAAGAGCTGCATAAGTGTTGACCTGATTTTGTAACCCACGTCCAAATGCAGATTGAATGTAGTTCATATCTACAGAGCAATCTCCTGCAAGACCTACATGTCCGGTTGTAAATTGTGCTACGGCTCTATTTGTGCCAAGAACATCTACGTTTATATCTGCAGTGTACCCTGACTGAAAAGTTACCTGATAGGTTTTAAAGCCTCCTATAGGAGAGTTATAGTTGAGGTATTTTATAGTTACCTTATTGAGAGAGTATTCTACACTGCTAGGTGCAACTCCTCCTACGGTAACATCTTCTACATTTCCTAAAGGATCGTGTCCAAAATCAGAAGAGTAATTAAAGATTACGTATAGAGTATCTTGATATACCCCTGAAAGACCACTTATGTGCTTTTTAACCATTAGCAATTACATCCACAGCTATCAGAACATAGTTCTAAAGCCTTGTTATACTTACCTCTACTGTTAGTTATAATAGCTGTGTTTGCAGCTTCATCTCCTCCGATCTGTGCTAGTTCAGTTTCTATTGCTGCGATCAATAGATGAACTCTCTCTGCAACTATAAGTGTGTCGTTACACTTTGTACAGCTGCAGTCGCATCCTAGTAAGGAGTCTACTTTCTTTGCAATGCAACAGTCCAGATCACACTTACCTAAAGCTCCTGCATAAGCTATAGTTCCACTTCCAGAATCTATAGCTGTAATTTCAAATACACCAGCTTGTGATCCTACAGTAGTACTTAGATAAATTGCTGTTGTATAGTTTCCTGACAGATTTGCATCTGCAGATATAAGATAGGAGTTGGATCCGTCTGATACTGTAATAGATACTTCTGCTTGAGAAGTAGCTCCTGTTACAGATATACTCATAAATCTACAATCTCCTGTAATACTGGCTGTAAGGTTCATTGCGAATATTTTAAAAAATAAAAACCGAGAAGGAGGTTAATTCCTCCCTCCCGGTTTTAAATTAAATCAAGTTCTGGATTATGATAAATCCCCAGTAAGAACGTACTCTACGTATACTGTCATTTTACCAGCTGTAACTGTGTTAGTTGCAGTAGTAATCATGATTTCCTCGTTAGCCGTACAGTGGATAGCAGTTGCTGCGATAGCAGCGGCTCCTGCAATTGCAGTTCTTGCATTTCCGTCTAGTGCTGGAACTCCAACTAAAGTTCCTCGAACTCCTGCATCCCAAACATTTCCTGCAGCACTAATTGCAATTGCAGCTACCATATTGTCATCGTTGGAAGTAGTTCCAAGCTTAATAGTAGCAGCATCACTACCTCCACCTGCAAAGGTAGTGTGTACATGATACCATGCTCTAGTAATTACAGCTCCGTCAGGAATAAATACTCCTGATTTTACAATATCTGCAGCAGCTAGTGTGCCTGTTTCTGCAATATCAAAGGTTGCTTCTGCACAGTGTAGAATACCTGGCTTATTTTTCTGTGATAATTGATGTGTTGCCATCTTTTCTAAATTTTATAAGTTAACAATTATTATAGATTGACTGCACCAAAAGCTCCAGGACAAGATGCCAACCATGGGTTGATCTTGTTTTCAAAAACTGCACCATCAGCATCTCCTGCTGGAGAAGCGACAATGATTTCCCTGTAGTTATCTACACCTCTGATGTTACCTTCTGAAGCGTTACCAAAACGAAGCTTGTAAAGATCGTAAGTAGTAGCAGCTACAGCGTAAGCAGTAGGAGTGTTAGGAAGCTCTACTCTGTTGTAGAATCCTCGACCCATACCTTGTAGGCTTTTTTCTAGCTCTACGATAAGGTTACCGTCACCACCGTTTCCTAGATCAGGAGTTCCAGTAGTAGCGTTTACAGCTACAGTGCCTGTAGTACCGTAAGTTCCGTCTAGATTTTGCAATACAGTTTCAAAAGACGAAAGCAATGTGTAAGGATCGCTATCAAACGTCTTACCTACAATTGTTAACACGCCTGCACCACTATCTGCAACACTTTCTATAAAATCAGGAAGGTTACCATTCATTAAATCAAAGATACCAGTAGCAACTTGTGCGTTAGTAGCAGTAGCTCCTGCAGAAAAAGTATAGCTTTTACGCTCAAATTGAGCTTGACCTGGAGTTCTAGAAACTAGTTTTAAAGTAGCATCAAATGCTGCACTAGCTCCAGTAGCAAAAGTAACTGTAGTAGTTTGAGGCTGTTGCGCAGCGTAAGATTGTCCTGCCCAGTTAGTAACTGAGGTACCATCGATCCAAGGACTTACAATGTTGTGTGAAGCAGTTCCTTGAACAATTCGGATTGCAGCATAGTCTGAAATAGTTTCTCCTGGTGCAAGAGAAGTAGGTCCAGCAGAAGATAGACCTTGAACGTCGATAGCGCCTGCTGCAAGAAGTCCACCGGAGTAGCTTGCTGTAGCACCATCTGAAATTAATAGCTGTCTCATAGCTTATTATTTTAAAATTGATAAATAGAATTATTCTCTGTTAATAGATTCTGCTACCTGAGTCTTATACCTTGGATCAGCAGACTCTTCTAGAATTGAAGAAGCAGCCATAGCTATTATTTCCTCATGTGTGTGATCTGGTAGTTCACAATCTGTTGTCAAAGATAAGTTAATAGGTTGTGGATTTCTTAGATACGTAATTTTTGCACTAGATGTTATAAATATAGCATTACTGTAGATATCTATAAAGTTACCTCTTATTGTAGTTAGTGGAGAGGTATGAGTAGTACTATTGAAAGGATCGTCTAAAAGACGGAATATATCGTCTTGTTGTGAAAACTTATTTAAGACCATATCCTCTGTATAAGTACTATCTCTAGGCTCTCTTACAAGGTTATTACTTTGATCTTCAAACTGAGGTGGTACAGAGTTTATCTGATCATTATTATCTATAGATACAAGAGGTGTAGGTGTACCTAAAGAAGCATCATGAATAAACCATGGGTACGTGTCCGGATCGACAATTACAATAAAATTGCTCGGTGCGTTTAATGGACCATAAGACTCCCAATATATTTCAAAACCAGGTTGAGGATTAGCTATAAGATCTGCTCTAACCTCATTTATAAACTGTGGATATGCACCGGATGTATAACCAAGAGCTAAAAGATCACTGCTAGGATTCCATACTGTAGGAAAGTTTGTAGTAGGATTTGTACCGAACTCGGTATGCTGCATTCTAATGCTATCTACAAACTCATTACCGTTCACTAATAGCTGATCAAAAGTGAATGTAAAATAGTATATATCCGGCCTAGCTATAAGATTGTAAGCTATAGGCTGACAATCATTTATAAAGACTTTAGATCTTTGGTTTACCAGGTACATATAGTTTGCTGGTAATTGAAATTGATCGACAAAGACACGCCCAGGTCTGAGTACTTCTTTAAACGTTACGCCTGATTCGTACTCTGTAAGTAGTGTACGAAGTTCATCTATACGTTTCTGTGATTCTTCAAAACCTTCCTGATATACATTATTCTTCCCGTACCTCTGGTTTATAAATCTCTGCATAGCACGATTCAGCTCCAGATCAATTTCTTGATCTAGAAGCTGGTCGGCTCTTTGCGAGTTTATCCTGTCTACCGTTTGGCGCAGGGAAATATGCATATCAGTTACGTTCACTGTCTATCTATTTAGAGAGTTCTTTATGTCGAAGTCTAAGAGTGTTGAGTAGCCCTGAATGTTTAGGGCTTTTAAGTACTCTTATAGCATCATCCATATCCTCCCCTACGGTCTCGTCTACATTTACAATAGCGTTACCTATCTTATTAAGTACGCCTGATTCTATAAACGTTGCTATTTCAGCTCTTATATCCAGATTTTCATCTGTAGCAAATTTAAGGAATTTTGCCGGATCTTTCTGCTTGATATCATAAAGCATGTTCTCTATCTGCTCAGAGTCGTACTTATCTACACTTACGTTACTAAGTACACGAGCGATATTCCTCATTCTTGTATGATCATCAGAAGCTTTGATAAACTCTCTATCTGCACGTTTTGCAAGCTGTACTTTATTGTTCTTCTTCTTATCATCCTTAGAAGGATCTTGAATGTAGAATCTTATACGAGTACTTTTCATCATCTCTTCTTCGCTATCTGCTACAAGAGGATGTCTTTTTGCAAACTTATACTTGATGTAATCCATTAGATTTAATGGCTCACCATCCATATCTGTTCCGATCTCAAGTTCTACTCCGGTAAATCCTACACCGATACGTAGCTCTGCCCAGAACTTACGCACGTAACGAGACCACTCTCTATCTTCAGGACCTACATCTAGTAGAGTTCTAAGATATTTTGTCTCTGTTTCCGTGTCTGTAAATCCTCGGATAGGTTGACGGTTAACAAATACACTTGATAGTTTAACAACTGCTTCAGCTCTGATTTCCTTTGGAAGGTGGCTAGCAATTTCTTTTCTTCGGAGATATACCTTTTTGGTACCGAAGTTTTCTGGAGTTTTTGTCTCGACTGTCTCCTCTTTAGCCGCTGCTTTAGGTGCAGACCCCTTTTTTGTACGTGTTGTCATAGTTCTTTCTAGTTAAGGTTTTCAGGGTGAAAAGAATAACTCACCTGAAAGTAGAAATAGGAAGGGAGATTGCTCTCCCCTCCTTTATCTACAGTTATATTACGATGCGATGCACTCGATATCGAGGCTAGTATCGAATCGGCTTAGGCAAACTGCGCCTGTCTTCAACATGTGAACAGAAGCACCGTCTACGTCAGATGCACGTGAAGTGTTTGCATCAAAACCTTTAGGTACTACTGAACCTGGTACACACCATCGTAGGTGCTCACGGCCTTTCTTGGAGATCATCTTCAAGTTAGCCTGACCGTCGTAGTTAGACTGGTCTACAAATACCATTCTGTAAGACTCCAAAGAGTATCCTGTCACTGGGTGAAGGTCTCTTGCACGAGCTACAGGACCGTGGTCGAACAATGGCATCTTAACTACATTGACAGCGTGGCCATCGATGTGCTCATAACGCTTGAAGTATCCTGTAAGTCCAAGATTTCTTCCTGATCCGTTGATGAACTCAGTAGTTGCACTTGCTTGCCATGTGTTAGCTCCGAAGAAGTTCTTCAATGCAGCGTCAAACTCACGCATACCACCTGTACCAGTGTAAAGAGTAACTTGCTTTTGGTTAGCATCGGTCATTCCGTAGAATAGGTCACCAATGATGTTCAAAAGCTGAGTCTCTGTAAGAGAAGAGTAAGTCTCACGGTTAATGATCTGCTCAAGAAGTCCAGGTCCTACAACTACAGGCTGTCCATTCTCATCACGCATGTTAACAACACCGTCGTCACCATACGTACGCTGACCATACCAGTACATCATCTCACACTCTTCTTTAAACTCAAGCATATGCTGGTACTCTTCATAATCCATCCAAAGCTTAGTAGTACCGCCTCCTTTCTTAGGTAGAGAGAACTCGGCTACAAAGTCCTTAGCGTTTCCAGACATGTGGTAAGACTTACGTACAGTAGTAAGCTTGTTACGAACAAGTCCAGGTGCTTGCCAGTTAGAAGCATTTCCACGAGAGAAATCAACTCCTACAGGAGCAAACAATTGAGCCCAAAGATCTCCTGCAGTAAAACCAGTGGTCAATACTGTAGCAGCTGTAGGGCTTACAAGTTGTAGGGTGTATACCCATCCCTGTCCTGTAGAAGAAGGTACAGGCTCACGCATAATACGTGCCTGCTCTCCAGCTCCGTTTACAAGAACGTAAGGGTGAACAAACCACTTGTCAGGGAAAGTAAGCTCGAAAGTAGCTCCTCCTTGACCGATGTTTGTACCAGCGTTAGTAACGGCTACAGGTCGGGTCATTAGTTTACGAGTGGCTACTCGATACTCATACTCAAGACGGTCAATAGACTGTACGTTTCCAACACCTTCAGACATGAAAGTAAGTGGGAATCGTAGGTCGTCTTTACCTGCGAGGTGAGTTACAATTGGAGATAGCTCCGTTGGTTTTGACAACATTGCGTTAGCCAGACTGTTCATGTCTGTCATCTGCGCATCGTTGAAAGTTGTGCGTACGACGGAAATGTTACTTCCGCCATTTGATGGTCCATTAATCATTTTTTTTCAATTTAAGGGTCGGAGATCAGCCTCCTAGATTAGAAAAGTCAAGGTCGATAGACTCCAAGTTATTATTAGAACTATTACTTGCAGTTCTTACGCTCTTGGCTCTCTTACTATTATTCTCTAATTTTTCTTTTAGGGTTTTGGCAGCTTTAGTGCTTGCTTTCTTCCCAATAAACTTATTTAGATCAAAACCTTTGAACATCAAAAAGTCTATCGCAAGTTTTTGGTCTAGCTCTGCTTTATAAAAGTCTAAATCTCTTTGCGTGTTACCTTCTGAATCGATAGGTTTTGATATGTAGTCAAAAAACTTTGACTTGTCTCTTTGAGATATAGGTATACCTGAAAGATCAGATGCATCAGATATAGTGGTGTTTACATTTTCCCACATCTTTCTTGTTTCCTCTTGCTGCTGTGCATATGCCTGACGTTGCTGATCAAGTGTAGCTTGTCTTTGTGCGGCCTGTGCATCAGAAAGAGCTTTTTTAGCTGCTTCTGCTTTATCTTTTAAAGTGCCTTTATCTTCATAGGATTCTATCATATCTCCAATAAAATCTCTTTCTGTACCTCTTGCTATAAGATAGTCTTCAAGGATTCTTTTTTGAGAGTCTGTATCCTCCTCTTTAAGTTCTACTCTAGAGTAATCTATTTCCGGAGTGAAAGCCCTCATGAACTCACTTGGGTCACCTCCCTGTTGTACATACTCTAAATGTCTCTGTACAGTAGGAAATCTTTCAAATAGATTATCTAATGTCTCTACCGCAAGTTTTTCAGATATTGTCTGAGTGAGTTTAGTAAGTCCTTCAGTCGTATCTTCAAATTCTTCATCAATGTCATCATATCCAAATTTTTGAATGATTTCTTCTACAATCGTAGTTTCTGTATCTTCAGTAGTATCCTCTACATCTTCTACAACTTCTTCTTTAACTTCAGCTACAGGCTCTTCTTTTTTCTCTTCGAGTTTTTCCTCTAGCTCTTTTTTCTCTTCTTCAGAGTCAATATCTGCAGGTACAATATCTGCAGCGGGTTCTTGTGTTTCCACAGCTTCTTCCTTAGCAGGCTCTTCCCTTACCGGCTCAGGTGACAGAATATCATCGATCTCGATATCTATCGGCTGTATTTGGTCTTTATCCATATTACAAAATTAATTTGACTATTTTATTATAGCCAATAATATTCTTTTTTAAAAGTGTAGTTATAATATAACACTATTCGTCTTCATTTCTATTTGCGTACCTATGAATTGCAGCAGATCCTAGAGCAGAAGAACCGGCTCCAAGTCCTACAGCTGCTCTTTTAATATTTTTAGGATTACGCCTAACCCAGCTATCCCCCTTTTCCATCATACCTTTTATTCCCGGAGTAGTTATTTTACTATCTGCAAATATTGTGGGAGCGTAAACTCTTTTTCCGTAAGGAGTTTCAACTATTTTAGCATTTGGAATTTTAGATCCATGAGTCTTATTTAACTCTGCAATTTTTTTATTGATCATTTCTAAGGTAGCGTCAGCTCCATAAGTTTTAACTACTCCGTCTGCATCTACAACATCTTCTCCTTTAGGGCTGTATCCAGGCTGATAAGATCGGGTCCTAGTATCCCACTTCATCTTATCTCCCAAAAAATTTAACTCGTTCCATTTCCCTGAAAACTTTATGTCTACTAAATCCTTAGTATTTTTCTTGTTCAATTTATCTATCATAAACGGATAAGAGTCTGTAGAAAGACTTCTTTCTTGAAATCTTGCGCCTGGATTTTTTGTTACATCGTTAATTATGTTTTTCAGATGCAAGGCAGCTCCTATTGTTCCTGTAGGATCTTTAGGAGTTTTAAATTCAGATTTTTTTACATAAGAATGTGAAACGTCTCCTATATGAGATCCCTTTTCTTGAGCAGACCTGTATAAAGATCTAGGACTATATCTCCCCGTTTGAAGGTCTATGTCTAAAGTTGCTCTTCTATCTTTTAGATTATCTACTATTCCTTCAACTCTATCTTTAATTTTATCTTTTAAAGTCTTAGGTCTTTGATCTAAAGGAGTTTCGAGATCTTTATATCTCATAGATTCTCCAGAAAAAGGATTATCTATTCTAGTAGTCTCTTTACCAAAAGGGCCATCAAATTGTCTTACAGTACTGGCGTCTCTAAATAATTCAGAATTACGATTTCTTTGTGCTCCTAAAAAATTATCAGTTGTAAACATGACTGGTTCAAAGTCGCCTTGAGGATTTCTTTCTAGTCTTGTAATTATGTCTGTATTGCTTGCTGCTATGTCAGCAGGAAGTTTTCTAGATACACTTTCAGGTAGTATTCCAGGAGGCGCTCCTCTCTGAATTTGTATTCCTCCTGCATCTACTAACTCTCTAAGCCTATCAGCTCGTATATCCTCATTACGATTTATGTCATCTATCGCAGCTCTAGCTTCCTCAGTTATATACCCTTCAGCCGCTGTAGACTCGTCTGCAATTCTATCTATTTCTTGTTCAGCTAACATTCTATCTCTAGAGATCTGATCTTCTATCTCTCTTGTATTTCTATTTATATTATCATAAATCTCATCTTGAGTTAGAGGTCTACCATCAGAGGTAAGTCTAGGCTGTAGTAAGTTGGCTTTTTCTAAAACTTCTTTTCCTCTCCCTCTAAATTTATTTATTAGCTTTTTACCTGCTTTTAAACCTCCCATAGTTACTCCCGGTAAAGCTGCTGCAAGTCCTGCCATACCTAATGTGCCGTAGTCTCTTTTATCTAGAGCTTCCAGTAACATAGCTGCATCCATAACATCTCCTGTTCCAGGTGCAAACTCTAAAGGAGTTCTTAAAGCCTCGGCAACATTACCTGTAGCGCCTCGAGCTGCATAGGCTATAGGGTCATTTTCTCTACTCCAGTTTCTTACTGCGGTAGGATCAGTCCTATCTAACTTATCAGATATTACTACTTCAGGTAGAGAGTATGGTGCCTCATATACTTGTTCGCCATCTAAGGTGTTTTCAGGGTCTATATTTACAAGCCCTGCTTTTTGATATCTATGTAATCCTCTATACATGTCTACGATCCTATATTAATAATACTTTGTCTTGAAGAAGGATCTCCAGGATCGCTTCCTAAATACTGTGCTAAGTTTCTAGCTGTTCGATATGCGCTGTCACTTTTAGATTTTTCCCAAGCTTCTTTAAACCCTACATCTTCAGATTCTTCTATCCCGTAAGATCCAGGATTAAAATCATAACCCTTGTCTACAGCTAATGTATCTGAAGGTAATCCTTCATATGATGGAGTGATAACTATATCTGTTCTTCCTACAGTACTTTGCATTTGTGTAGCAGGATCTAAGAATATGTTTTTAATAGCCTCTTTGTTTCCTATGTCTCCTCTATAAGCTTCATTTACATCTATAGCTCCTTCTTTTTTATAGTCTGGATAGTCAATATACCTTCTACCAGAAGCAAGTGCGTCTTTTGCAGCTCTATTCAGCACTGCAAGTTGTTCTGAAGTTATATCTCTTTCAGACATGGGGCTTGGACGGGTTTCTAATCCTGTGAATTTGTTAAACTGTTTTCTGGCTACATCTCCTATTAAATTTGTTATAGCTCCAGTCATATTGCTTAAAGCAGGACTTCCAGAATATTCTCTTTTAAACCTTTTGTAAGCTTTTGCAGTTTCAGGTCCCCATACTCCCTCTGTATTAAGATTCAATTCGGGATATATGTTATTTAAAGCTCTTTGCAAAGACTCTATGTTTTGACCTGATGATGTCATAACTTCAGCATCTTCTCCTCCTTCTCCTACCATACCTGCAAGTTGGTATTTAGGTAATATCGGTTTATCAACCTTTTTTTGCAATCTTTCCAATGATCTAGCATCTCTTTTAGTCCAATTAGAATCTCCATATACACCTTGAAATATATCAGAGTCTTTTCCAGCTATATTAATTTCACCACTTTTTATGGCTTTTTCTATACTCTCTTTAGTCCTCTCTCTTCTGTTTTCCCACTCATTCAACTCCTTTCTGGCATTTTCTCTTGCCTCTTTAGGGGATTGTTGTTTAAAATCTCTGTTAAATTCTTTAAGTCCTTTAAGTGCCCCTCTCTTTGATATCTGTCTATTGTTCCCTCTATAACCTGTCATACGTTGTTCTACAGGGTCATCACTATAACCCTGTTTATTATACATGTCAATATTATCAAACCAATTTCGCATACTATCAGAGCGCCCAAGACTAACCCCCATCTCACTAAATTTATGATAACGTGAATTTATAAGGGGATTTATCTCTTTCCGCATAAACTTTTTAGATTCCCTCCAAGCTTCTTTTCTGGACACATCAGGATCTGCAAGATTATATTTATAAAGATCTTGAAGGAGTAGGTTTTTTCTATCTTTTGTTGATTCAGGTAATTGTGGGGGATTAATGCCTCCGTCTGCTGTATTATATACATGGCTTCCTGCGTATCCTCCCACAATTTGAGGTTCGTATGCAAACCTCTTAATATTCCAATGTCTATCCCCTTTATAATCTACTTCAGGATATTGTTCACTTATATCAGGGTATAAGCGGCCTGTTCCTGGTTGGCCTTTCCACTCTATTTTATCTTTATCCTCTATAAAATTTTGGTCTGAAAACTTATGTCTTCCAATAGAAAATTGTCTATAAAACTCTGATTCAGCGCGAGTTTCTGGCCTTTCAGTATTTCGTCTAATGCTTCTTCTTGTAGGATTTCCACCTTTTTGAAACTTATCAAGGGGCTTAACGTACTTTTTAATGTCATCTAGACTAGATGCACGTAATTTAGATGGAAGAATGCCTCTAGGTTTCTTCTTCCTCATTTTTTTCTGGTTTTTCTGTATAGATCTATTTTTTCAGAGAATGATAACTCTTCTTTAGCCTTGCCTCCGAACTTGTATTGTGTAGGGTTTTCTATAACCGTATCTACTTTGGGTCCCATAGGTATACTTTCTATACCTGGAGGTACTGCTTCGTAAGATCTTACAAGTCCTCCTTGATTATCAAACCCTTGTATATCTATAGGGTAGTCCATACCCATAGTATTAAAATCCTGTCCCTGTGTGTCAGGAAATACCATAGGTCGTGGAGGTCCCTGTGTAAGACCTACTTGTTGTTCCATAGCTGTAGATGCAACTTCTGCTCCAGCTTCGATCATAGCATCTTCTTGCATAGCTGCAGCTTCTTCAGCCATTATAAGTTCTGTAATGCTGCCTTGATAATTATCAGCATAAGCTTGCTTCATTATATCAATAGGTGAGATCATTACTTGCTTCCTTTATCTTTTTTTCTAGATATCTCTTCTTTAGCTCTATTAGATCTTTCTGTTTCAGCGATCTGCCTCTCTTTAAGATCGTTTGATCTATCCTGTACATGTGTATCTACAGGCTCTGGAGGTAATGGTTCAGGATGAGTGATCATAGCTACATCGATCTTATTCTTTCTATCTAGCTCTTTATTAAGGTTATCATCATTCCTTTCCCTCTCTTTCATTTCCATTTCTGCAGCTCTAGCTTCTTGCTCTGCTTGGCCTTGTGCAGCTTCAAGCTCCTGTCGTGCTCGTTCTGCCTGCTTGATCTTATCCTTCATCATAACGAAGTTTTCAGAATCAACTATATCTGCTACTGTACTTGCCGGTGTGCCATTCTGTAGCATACCCATACCGAACTCTCTCATAAGGTTCAGTTTTTCAAGTTCTTTAGTAGCATCTGATACAAAGATTCCAAGATCAGATTCAAGATAAGGGAGGGGGTCTATAGCAAAGAACTCAACTGTACCATCAGGCATTACATACTGTGCCTGCTTTCCTGTTATCCATGCTTCCTTAGAGTAGTCAAGAAGTGCTTGTAGGTCTCTTTGTTCTACACCGGCAAACTTCCTGTATAGGTCCTCAGTTGTATGAGCACTCTGTACAATTGCTTGCTGGCTTGTAGCCTTACCGTCATATTGAGACATCCCTCCCATTCTTTGACGGTTAACACCGGATACTCTTTCCCACTCCATCTGTATAGAGTTCAATAACTCTACATACATACCCATTGTCTTCATTGACAGGTCAAGTACGGATTGATGCTGCGGACTCAGTTTTACGCCTTCTTTGTTGTAGTCTATCCATGCAATCCCAGTACCTTCTACATAGTACATAAACTTGTCCATATCCCATTTTTTAGGGATCATGTTTATATCAAGTTGTGCGATTATGTCTTTTGACCTGGCAATAGCCAATTCCAATCGATATTTGTATACGTTATAGTTAAGCTGATACGGTATACCAAGCATCACTAATGAGATGTTATTGGTATTTATATCAGAGTATCTACGTCCGTTTATAGGGAGTTTGTTCTTAGAAGGATTATTGATAGACATCCTTTGATTGTCAAAAGGACGCATGTTTATGTATATATCCTCTCCTATGCATACACCTTGATAAACAAGGTTATGCCATTCCCACTCCATTTTTGCTCCAAGCTCTTTCAGTTCTGGAGGTAGTCTATATCCGTCTTCTACTTCAAACATCTCCATGTCTCCTGTTTCAGGATCGAAGTAGGATACGAATCCCGTTCTTTGCATAGACTGCCAGTACAGTATACGTACTCTTACAAGTCTATCTCTAAGGTCATCGTATCTATCAATATAAGTAGAGTCATAGATAAAGCTACCTGTGCCTGCGCTTTGGAATACCTGATCTATCTGATCTGGTTTAAGATCTCTACCAAAAGCTTCAATTACAGATGATGGGTGCATGTATTTAGTTACCATTGCCCAATCACCATCTTCTACGTAGTCTAGATCTGGATCAAGATCATAGTCTACATCTAACGGGTTCAGTATATCGTAGAATACTTCTCCGTTTCTTACTCCCCTTTCTGTATAGCATTCTCCTGATACAAGAAAATGAAACCATCCTTTCTGCAGTTTTTCATGAACCTTGCAATCCTGCATAATATAGTTCATGCCTTTCTGTCCTAGAATAGCTCTTGTATCTATATAGCTCCTTTCAAACATGTTTGCCAGTTCTTCAGGGAGCTGTGGTTGTTCTTGACTTGGAACGCCTGTTTCTATACCCATAGCATTTACCTCATTTACAAAGGCTTGCTTCATGGCTTCTAAAACTGCGGCTTTCTTTTCTTCTTCCATACGGGAAACGGAGTCCGAATTTTGTACGGTCACTGAGTAATTTAATGGACGTTTAGCTTTTTCCCCCAGAAGTAGGTCTACGATAGGTTTGATAAGGGGATAGTTGCGCATTTTTGAAGGGAAGTTCTTACGGGCTTTGCCATAAGGCTGCACAACATAGCGATAGTCATCATCATGAATCACCCCATTGTAGTAATCATACAATTTCCGGAGCTCCTCTTTCCTGTTAGTTCTTCCAAAGTCAGCTAGAGAAAAATAGGCTTCCATCGTATTGATGGCCCATTCTCTGGTTTTTCTTGACTGTGGTATACGTTGGTTTGGGATTTCGCTGTACATTCCTACAAAGTTACTTGTTACCGTTTATAGCTTTGAATATAGCTATATTTTAATTGACTATATATAATAGCACACTAACCATACTGTTGATCAAACCATTCATCTACCGATCTGTCTCCTAATACCTCCGATACTTCCGTGTTATAAAGTTCTTGAGTGTGGTACATTCCTATCATTAACGCCATGACTCTATCGAAGTTTCCTTTATGGTTGAACTTTATAAGCTCCTGGAGTAATGCCGGATCATAGATCCTATGCACATTGTATAACTGATTACCGTCTGCGTCTTTACCTCTAGGAGTCTGTAGCCAATCTCTTATGTATAACTCTCCTTGACGTTTACGTGCTACGGTCATGTGCATACCGTAGTTACGCTTTACTGTTCTGGACTGCAGCTCTTTTTTATCAAGCATTTCAAATTCTTCCTGTAAGAAATGCAGTTTCCGGAATCTTTTAGCAAAGCCTATAACATCGCCACGATCGTTCTCAAATCCTATCTTAGCATTGTAGTACTGTGACAGCATAAACATGATATTATTATAGTCATCCTGAGATTTAGGTCTCCCTATATAAGATGCTACGATCATGTCATCAGGCTTAGAAACGTTATTTACCCTTTTGATAACATATGCTGCCCCTAATGATCTGGAGTCACCTGATTGATCCTGACCGTACGGGTCATGACATAGGAAGTACAGTAAGTTGGGTACCTTACCTTCTACCTTGTGTGGAGTTTCATATACTACAACGGTGCCTTTTACATCATCACCTTTTCTATGAGGGAACTTATAAATAGGTTTTGCATCTCCGTTAGGTTTGAATGATACCTCTCCTTTTGTACCTAGGCTCATGTCCCCGGCTGTACCTACCACATGCAGTGCTTTTGCCCTGACTTTATTATACTGTTCCTGTAACATAGCAAGATCAAACAGATTACTTGATACTTGTAGTGTAGCTTCTGCAGGACAGAAAGGATGTTCAGCTAGGTACTGATCATAGGCACTTGCATCATTTCCTCCTCTTTTCTTTTCTCTTTCTGCAGACTCAAACTCTTTAGCCTCTTCTATAAGTGAGTTTCCGTCGTCATCTATAAAGCCGTCTAATATCTCATAGATAGGTACAAAGTACCCGCACTTGGTTCCCTGGAGCCCTTCATCCCATTCATTCTCAAATTCCAGACAGTCATAGGTGTCAGGATGATAAAACAGTTCTTCTAATGCTTCAAATCCCTCTCCCTCTGTACCACCTGTACCAAAGGCTATCATAGTACCCAGTGTTTTAGAACCTTGTCTCATAGTAGGCATGGCCATACCCCATGCTTCTAATAGACCAGGGAATGCTCCTGCTTCCTCAAAGAATATGAGTTCACCGGCTTTACCTCTTACCTTATCAGGGTCATCTTTCAGTGATACTCCTGCTATAGATGACTGTGTACCTGCATCTATAAACTGCCCCCCTACTTTCTTTTTATACCCTGATGTTTTAGCCATAGCTGTATCTAACAGTCTAGGCTGGGTCCATGCAGTGTTACCGTCTATAAAGTTTACTATCTCCCACGCCTTTGTAAGGATGGCGTCAACACCCGTCAAGTATTCTTTCATACCTGCGAATACAAAGTTTTTAGAACCTTTCATAAGGAAGTAGTTCCTTGCAAGCATAGATGCAGCTTTATACGAATAACCTTTACGACGTGCTTTCAGCACAACCATATGTTTATTCTCATTCCTGCATTTTTCCAGGTTTGTAAAGTACTTATGGTCGTTATCGTAGAATCTAGGCCAGTACTGCTTTCTTATAGGTCGTACTGTACCATCAGGTAACACTTCATCTTTTACTACCTTGATACGGCAATAGTTAAGATAGAAATAATGAAACCCTGAAATTGTTATATCTCCTTCAGGAGTTGTATATCCGTATAGACATCTGTCCCTCTCCCTATCCCAAAAGTCGTAGTATGCTTTAGTTCCTTTCGGTGCAGGTGTATAGAACCCGTTCTCGTCAAAGTAGTTGGCTGCAGGTGATAGTCTATGTGTATCCTTGAATTTACTCACTGTATCTATCTACCTGTACTCCACCCCATGTGTCACTTATCTCTGACTCTTTACGTACAGCTTCCTCTAGATCTTTTAGACCGTTAGTGGTCTTCCCCATCGTCTCAAGTATCCTTACATGTTTTGTAGGATCGTAGTCTTCGTCAGTTACATCTATATTCTCTAACCACTCTTTTAAATAGGCTATTGAGTTTCTTGCAGCTTTCAGTAAGGACATAGCAGAGGTATCGTGACGATCATACTCTTCCATAGCTGCTTTTACATATTTATCTACTTTATAGGTTTTACCAAACAATGCTTTAGATACCTCTATATGTTTCTGCTTGTTTTCATAAGCGCTATAAATAGAATGTACGTCGCACATAAAATATACATAAGACAGTCTTTTTACAGCCTCTTCCTGATCAAAGTTGTCTACGATATCTTTAAACTGCTTTACACTTAAACAGTATGCTGTAGGCTCAACTTTCAGATTGTCCTTTGTCTGTAGTAGACTTTCTCTTAGCATCGTTTATATATTTTAACCTACTCTTCTTTACTCTAAATACTCCAAAGAATGGGAGTCTTACTGCTTCAAACCTACCTTCTGACATAGTTTTGGCTACGAGTTTAAACTGGGAGTTTACTATCTTCTCTACTTCATTAAGTGGAAGATCATGCTCAGTCGCTAGCAGCTGTATCAGTTTTTTCTTCTCCCCCATTTGTTTTTACATTCACCCATTTAGGTGGGTTATCCGGACATACACTTGTTCTCCATCTAGCTTTAACAGGCATATAGCATCCACATAGATTACATGTTTGCCTCTCTGAAAAGTTAGGACACTTTGTACACATCCCTATCCTTTCAGCATATTTGGATACGCTTACATTTTTAAATCCGTCATTACCGTGCTTTTTTAAAGCTTCGGCAAAGTCCCATACCATTTTAGCCAATCCTTTCATTATTCTGCAGCTTCTAATATTATCTGTAAAAGTTTTCCTGTGTTGCTATAAGTAATGCTTACAACAGAATCTTCATTTGTAAATACTACAACTATGTTATTTGAACTAAAATCACCTAAGTATATCGATCTCCACTCCATCAAAATCTGAAAATAACTTTGAGTATGAATACTTTTTATCATTATAAGATACTGCTTTTTTATCTTTCAGTCTTTTGATGTAGGTATTTATAGCTGATAAAGGCATATCGGTATCTTTAGCTACTGCCTCTCTATGATCTCTATCACAGAACTCTTTATAAGGTTGATCTATAAAAGAAGATAGTACAGTCATTTCTTTATCTGTAAGATTGTATATACCATTCCACAGACTTATTCTTTGGTATGTACTTTTTACCGGGATCTTTAGTTTGAGTATTTTGCTATCAGTCGACATCGTTCAGGTGTTACTTCTAATTTAGATAGTGCATCAGGCAATCTGTTATAACTTTCAGCTATCAATCTCATATCATTGGTCTTTGCCATATGCTCGAGGAGTCTAGATACTTCCCTATCCAGATCTCCTGCGAGCTTTTTAGCTTTAACCCCTACTTCTGAGTTTTTTTGAAGAGTTTCAAAATCCTCTAAGGATATTGTAACTGTTCCTTTCATTACTCAACCATCATGATCTGGTTCTCTTGTACAACCAGATATCCCTTCTCATCCTTATCATGCACTACGGCAAAAGGCATTCTAGGGTCTACGATCACATTTTTACCTGCTTCGATAGATTTATCTAGAACTCGCTCTCCTACGGAGTGCACTTCAAGAATGTTTGTTTTGATCTCATCTACCTGGTCATCTTCCATAGCAGCTTTCGCTTCTTTAGATAGGTGGATAACAGGTTTCTCTTTTTTTGGTTCTCTTGGATCTATTAAGGCAATCCATGTTCCCGTAGCTTTCATTATAAAATATGTTATTGATTTGATTACAAATCTAGTAATATTTTATTTATCGTTAAGCTCTGCCTGTTTTGCGTTCCAATCCTGTTCAAGCTTCTGCTGCCAGACTTTATTAGAGATTGTAAAGTATCTTTGACACCTTTTAACTAAGCACTGCAATTGATGTTTAGGGATACCCGAAGCACTGTATCTTGTCTTTCTTAACTTGACTTTTTCTGATCCACATGATGGGCATGAAAATCTTCCGTAACCTGTCTGCGCACCTGCATGTATGTTGTGGTTTACATACGGTTGCAGCTTATGGAATACATCTTCTAATAGCTCTACATCTTTCTTGCAGTACTCTACCATCTTATCTAACGCCTCTTGGTCATTGTTTAAGGTTATCTTAACCCAATCACTAAAACCTACTGGGCTTTTACCTTCATCAAATAGCAGTTTACCTAGATAATCAAGTTTGTTACTGTTAAACCTGAAATGTGCACGAGCTTTTTTAAGTGTGTCGTAGCTATTTAGTTTAGGGGGGCATGATATATCGTGTATAAGGCACCGTGTACGTATCCACTTTTCATCAAACCTATCACCATTATGTGCTACAAGTTCATCAGCAAGGCTTGCTACCTCCATAAAATGTGAAAGGAGCGCTTTATCACACCCCTCTTCCCAACTCAAACTATGTACTTTGCTTTGTCCTTCCCACTTATAACAGATGCATATAATCGCTCTTTCTTTGATTATGTTATCCGGTGGGATACTTACTTTATATCCAGAACTCCAGAAGAATCCTATATTCGGAGATGTTTCTATATCGTAGAACAGACGCTTAAATCCGTCTGGTGGCATTACAAAGTTCAGTGGTTTCATTTGTCCTGGGGCATTATTCTCTCTCTGTAGAACTTGATATCCAGGGTTTTGATCTTAGCTGCAATTTCCATCCACTTATTATTAGCGGCTTTTCTTTCCTCGTCTGTGCTGTCTATTCCAAGGTTAGCCTGTATAGATGCGTTCTGTCTTAGCAGATCGTCTATTTTTTCCTTGATATCTTCTTCAGTGTAGTAGTAGTATGTCATCTATTGATAAAGTTACGTCCGACTCCTACCATTATAAAATGATCGCTGTTATATGCGTAACTACCGCTAATATAAGTATTTTTTATAGTAGTATGTAGGCCTAACCCGAATAATGGTTTATAAGATCGGTTAAAATCGCTTTGTAATCCGGCTATACCATGTAATCCTAACGACCATGTGGTCTTAGTCTTTACCGGGGTGTATGTTACTTTGAGGTTCTCAGATACATTCTGATAGTTCTGCCACTTCAGGTTTACAAGAGAGGTTGTAAAGTCTAGTGTGGTGTCGTACTTATTTACTTCTGTAAGCCACGTTTCTATGATAGATATTGTATCTACTTTGAATACCGTATCCTTACGTATAATGTTGTTAGTTATGGTGTCGTAATGCGTTACGATCTTCTTTTCTACAAATCTAACAGTATCAGTCTGCCATCTATCTACATACTCTGTAACATAGACAGGTTTTTCTACTTCTATAGTTTGTGTTACGGGTTTACCGCTACTTGTACCGCACCCTTTCCAGGCTACAACCACTCCTAGAAGGAATGCTATTAAATACGGTAGATACTCTTTTATCAGATTTACAACGATCAAGTTCATTTTCGAGTTTTTCTACTTTAACCCCTAATAATACCATAACTATTAAGAATACAAAGGTCAACCCATAAAATAACTTTGTTTCAAAGTCTTTCATATGTCCTTATACTCTTCTCTTGCATCAAATGACGGACATGCTTTACTTGATACATCTCTATGTCCTATGATCTGTGCTTGCGGGTATCGATCTTTTAGGTCTTCTAATATACACCTTAAAGTTTCTTTCTGTGTATCTGTACGTGTATCCTTTGGATCTAGATTTTTATCTACACCTCCCACGTAACATACCCCTATAGAGTTCTTATTGAATCCTTTCGCGTGAGCTCCATTCTTATACTCAGGTCTTCCTTCTTCTAAAGTACCATTAAGAGTTATAACCCAGTGATAACCTATATCAGACCAATTACGGTCTTCTACATGCCACCTTCTGATCTCATCTACACTTACATCTCTACCTTCAGGGGTAGCACTACAATGGACTATGATTTTGTTTATGTTTCTCATGCCTCTTCAATCTTTTCCCATTTATCATAGTATGCTTGCAATGCAAGATAAAACTCATTTTCTGTAAGAGGTGCAGATGAAAGTCCCCCTTTATAAAATACGAATTGCTTTTCATGCGAAGTTGCTATGTACACTATCCTATCATGTTTTGAAGTCTCTCCTCTCATAGGAACTTCATAGAGTACTTCAACAATATCTCCTGCGCAATGCATTGCATGCGAGTAATTTTTTAAGTTTTTTTCTTTTGCAAATTCATCTACTGGAAATTGAGGTTTTCCGTCTGCATATATTACCAATCTGTAATCTTTACTCGGATCAAACCGTGTATCTACTCCTCTATACTTTGTCATTTTTTCTTTGGGGTTATTCCTTTAACTGAGCAGTTACCGGTTTTTACACACCTAGGATCACATTCTCTAGGAGATATATCGCACCATATTTTCTTAGGCTCTTTTGGACCAACCTTCAATCTTATTCATCAAATGTTTCCAGATATCTACACCTGTAATACTTGCGATGTTCTCCATATTACTCTTGAACTCAACGATAGCAATGTATCCAGCAGTTAACTTAGCAACAGGCATCCAATCCATGAAAGATACTTCCATTACTCTACTCAAGATAATAGCGATAGAGTAGAAGATAATTTTAGAAACTGTTCGGGCTAGACGATTAGAGCGTATCTCTTCGCCTCTTAGCTTGGCTGCTCTGCATCCGGTTATAACGTCAAAGAATATTAGAACCGCTAGTCCAATGATAGCTGCCGTGATAGGTGCAAAGAAAAGTACTATGTAAGGTACTCCTAGCTTCAATAGTGTACTCAGTTCAAAGGCTTTCATTCTTCTTCAGGATCTGGCGGAAAGTTTTCATTGTACCAAGTTACAAATGCAGGGGGAGGAGTTTCATGATACTCCCATCCATCTACAGGATAGTCATACTCTGCATGGTCTTCAATCAGTAGCGTGTAGTTAGCATTCTCTACTTTCTCAAGACCTACAGACCAAAACTCTGATGGCTCTGTTTGTTGCTTGTAAAAAGCTGGTTGTGTCGGTAATGATTTTAACATCTTCTTATGTTGTTACTGTCCACCCTTTATTGGTGGCGATTAATAAGTCAGCGGCAGTAAGGTCTCCTACACCTGGATTATTAGTAATAGTTATAGTGGCTGAAGCCGTACCAAGGTCGTTGAACACTTGAACTAATGCTTCTCTACTCATATTGCAGTTGGTAAGATCAAATGAGACTGTTAGACCTGTTATTCTCAACCACTCTAGGCTACGACAATCTTGGAATGCTCCTGTGGTATTAGTTACCCCTGAACCATCTATTGTTTCAACTCTTCCAAGAACATAATCGTTACGGAACATCCTGTAAATACTTAATGGTGCGGTGCTTGCCTCCCTAAAATATGCTTGCTTTAGATTAGTACAAGATTGAAATGCTTGCGAAAATCCACTTGCATTATCAATGCTATCCCATCTTGTAGGATTTGCAGATGTTCCAACTGTAATTAAAGAGGAGCATGATTCCAGAATACTAAGCGGATACTTTACTCCTTTGAATAGATTTTCTGCGGCAGTCCCCGTAATTGTTCGGATTCTAGATGACTTTAGTGCTTGCGTACTTGTTGTAATTCCTGACGTTGGCGTTTGTAATTCGGATATGTCGATATCACCAGCCAATCCAAACATTTGTTGCCAGTTAGTTATATCTTCAAAATTCCCCTTGATCTTACAAAATTCGTCACAGTTATAGAAGGCATAAGTTGCAGTTGTTACATTACAAGTACCCACCCACTCAAACTCTTCAAGTGATTTGTGAAATGACTTACTTGTTGTCCCCCTGAAACAATTATTCAAACTTGTAATTGTCTGAGAGGTTATCTTAACCGATAATGTAGGTTGAAGGAATCCACCGTTAGCGTCAGCGTGAGTCCGATACATATCAAACCCTGTAAGAGTACCAGTTTCAGGAGTTATCTTAGTGATAACCTGCTTGTAACCAAACTCAGAGACCTCACCTGTTCCTTTGCTATAATCAAGGTCAAAATCTGCTTGCGCTGCTGATGAATGGTTGGTAACAGTTGTACCATCATTATACAGGTCTACAGTATAGTTCCCTGACGATACGGTAGCATAGACGGACATAAAGTTCGGTCTGTCATCTCCATACACTTGAGATAGGATGTATATTACATCATCACCATCTGAAGTAGACGGGAGGTCAAGCCAATCTGGGTTACGTACCCATGCTCTAGAAGTACATGTACCTCCACCACCACCTGAACCTCCTCTTGGTCCTGTTAATCCTACACCTATAGCCATGATTACAGCATATAGATTATACAATCACCACTAGCCATGGTAATAGCTGTGATCTGTGACCCTTTAGGTACCGGTAAGTACGCTCCTGCCTTTACAGTTATTCCTGATAGTCCATAATCAGAAAGCTTTGCTACGCCATTAACAAGGAATTTTGTAAACACTGTATCCGTGTTAGCTACGATAGCGTAACCTGTCAATGAAGTATGATCTCCTGTACCCGTAAGCATTTTAAAACCTCCTGTCCCTGTAATACTCTTAAGATCTTCAGAGTTTATAGAGGTTGTCCTTAAATATTGTTCTGATGGTGTTGATGCTGCCATTTTAATTAAGTCTTTGTTCAAAGATATAAAAAGTCCCTTGAGAGTTTTACCTCTCTAACTCTTTCAATCGGGATTTAGACCTGACCAGTGCTTCCTTTCGGATACCTAGGGTTGACTTTCTTGGTGTTACTTCACCTACACTTACCTATGTGTTGCCTTATGGCAGTCAACCCAAATCGGGCCCTATATTCCGTCTCTTCTGTATCCTATCGGAGAAAACTCCACCTCTATTTAAGGCTACAATCCGACTTCTGACCCCTTACTGCTCTTTCGATCCTCTTGGGTGATCACTTTCGTGGGATACGGTTACAAAATTAGTATAAAAAATTCTCAATACACCAAAAAAATTTTTGAAGTGGGAAAATTTGTGTGAGGGGTGACCTACTTAAAGAACACCCCGGTACATTATTGGAGTTTAAAACCTCCGGTCATAAACAAATAATTATTTAACCTAACATTAAAACGAAATGGATATTACGTTTGAACGTTTCCTAGCGGATCATGGCATGATTAAAGTAACCATCGAAGCTGGTTTAATCAAGAAACAATTGACTCTTGGTCTTAGTAAGAAAGGGCAAGCCCTTGTTACAGACCTCGAGAAAGACACATTGATAGATCCTAAAGCTCATAAAGAGCTTTATGAACTATTAAAACCTCTACTTGACAAGCATGCCAAGGTAGAGATTTGGTAAAGAATAGGGGACTTTGTCCCCTTTCTTTTTTATTATGTGTGTGTCTATAACAAATAGCGCAACAGAAGTGAGTGAGTGTGGCTACCAGACCGCATTCACCACTTTTTACCACTTTTCCTTATGTGTTATCATAACACATATTGTAATAACTATAACATTTACCGACTAAAACTAAAGTCATGTCAGCAGGAGAATTATATAGAAGTAAAAGAGATATTTATAATAAATTCAATCAATTGCAAGACAAAGATAGAGACGCTCTTGCTGATGAGCTTGATGCAGCTACTAAATATTGGATGTTGTGGGAGATTGTTGCTAAGTATAGCAAAATTCTTTATACAGACTATGGTATAGCCTTCAAAGCTTACTATGGTGATGAAAGTGAAGTATAAAATACTTTAGTCGGTGGCCTTGCTTAATAGCGGGTCACTGACTTAACTTATTAACACGCAGATATAAACAAGCTTTCACTGCGGCATATAAATCAAAGAGCCAGGTTGCTGGGATAGAGAAAACCTTAAATAACTATCCATATTTTAATTATAGAAGAGAGCGAAACCTCGTGCAGTAAACCATCTACGGGTTGGTACGATTAACTTAGGTGTTAAGTCACTAAGCAGTTTCGGCTCAGGATAACAGAGCTCTCTTCTTTTTATTTATAAGCTGTAGGGACGTACGCTTTCCATACAGAACAGGTTAAGGGAGCTCACCTAGTGTAGTGATTCTACACATACAAGTAGCTCCCGTTTTTTCTACCGACTAAACTTAAAGTCATGTACCGAGAACCAAGATTTACACTTACTACAAGACCATTTAGTAACGGCATGCCTGGAAAATTTGTTATTCTTGACTGTGATACACAGCAAGTTGTAGCAATATGTATATCTCAAGTTGAAAAAGAAGCTTGGGAAGAGGTAAAAGAATATAACGCAGACTATGAAGAGTCTGTAAATCACAGAGATCCTACTGACGATTACTGTTACGAAGGATAAAATACTATCAACGACTGTTGCCAACACCGTAAGGTGAGACAAAGACTTATGTTTGTCTTTCACAATACCCTGGACATCTTGGTGCCCTGCCAGCGGTTATAAGGACGAGTGAAAGAATAATGTAAAAAGAGTCAGGTTAAGGAACTCTTTATGTAACTCTTTGAGTGGGAATGTACGCCCATGAACAGTCGTTGATTTAATCTTAAATCTTGTGAACTAACGATCAAGATTTAGTTATCAATCCCTAATGAAAGCTACGTGCCTCGTGAAATAGAATGGGTAATAACCTGGTTTGGAAGCTCGCCAGTGCAAGAGCTTCTTTTTTTATACAATCATTTAAAATCATAATAATTATGTATTTAATCAGCTTTGAGTCAATAGAACATAGACCAATTGAAAAGATTGAAGGTGATTTTCCTTCACAATATCTTCGCAAACTGTGGTTTGAGGATAATTTAAGATTTATAATTATTTCTACTTATTCTAACACTATTAAGACACCTGTTGTCTATAATGATCATGGTGAAGAATATTTAGAGTTTACTGATTTTAAATTCTATGACTCATGACATTTATTCTCTTTAATACCGAAAGTCAGTTGGTGAGTTACATCAAACGTAAGCTTGATAAACCGTATTGTCATTACGAAGGATGCGGTTGTTGTGGCTCATCATTGGAGTATCATGTCAATAGTAAAGGTGTACTGTTTCAGGTAGATAAATACTGGCAAGGAGATGCATATTCTACTAATCATACTCCAATTGGAAGAATAAAGAAATATAGAGCGCGGGGATGACAACCTCAATCCTTGAAAAGCCACAAGGTAGCAGAAACTTCACGTTATAGGCGAAGCGTGTCAAGGCAGACAAGTCTTATACGTACTTATTATAGTGCGTAAAGGTCTGGAAGAGGGAGTGTGTCAGCTCTCTCTTCCAAGACTAATCATTTAAACCTTAAAAATCATAATAATTATAATAATCATGAAGTACTATTCAATAGATAATATCGTACTGATAGCTTACTCCGAAGAATTTAATTACATAGCTACATTAATGCCTTCAATTGGTATATTAAAGAGTGGAGCATCAGATGCGAACATTCTTTTATTAGAGTTGACTGGATCTTCTAATGAAATAGATCCGAAAACATTTCAGGAGTTTATTGCAAAGCCTGAAAACAGCATGGATGCTGCACAAGTATCACTTTATTGGAAAACCGTTGAAAATACTAAGTCATGAGAAGAATAGGTGTATTTTTATTTATATCAGCAGTTCCTACATTACTTATAAGTGCTGCTTGGATAGTGTCAATAGGTATGTTTAACTGGATGGAAGCAGTAAGGTCTGAAGTGGCTTTTATGTTTACCATTTTCAGCATTCTATTTGCATTTCTAATAACTTGTTCAATGAGCAAGCATGAAATTTGTGAGTTTTACAAAGGCTTTTGACATGGTAGAAGTATTTGATTGGTGCGTTTGGGTCTTAGAGACCTGCGCACCGCCACTTGGACTCACATATAAAGAACTTAATGTGTGGGTATTTTGCATTATAGAGCCTATAGTATTTGTACTTATGGCTATTTACATTTTAACAACATTTAAAAGGAAAAGATCATGACTAACAATTCGATCATGAAAATTTGGGCTTACAAGCATAAAGGACAGTGGGTATTTGATGACGAAGACAGAGGTTTAGTTAAAGAACCATTTGTTGCAGGTGCAGATACACTTTTAGACATTATATCTAAAGGTAAGAACGCAGTCAGTCTTATATTTTCTGGAGATGATTTTCCTAAAGCGACTCTTGTTATCAATAGAGTTGGTGAAAGTGCGGGATCATTCGGTGGAGGTACAGATTATGTGTTTGAAGCTCCTGGTATAACACTGCCTGTATGGCTTTGTCCAGCATTGTTCAAGTTTTTCAAAGAAGCACCTGAAACTATTTATGTTTATGCTACACCAGCTGAATATAACGAGCCAGGATTCATAGCTAGAACTATGAGTAAAGTTTTAACGAAAATAGGGGAGGTCGTTTGACCTCTTCTATTTAAAACAGGTGAACCTAAGACCTGAGTGAGTAATCACTAAAGAAGATAAGGGAATAAATAACCTTATCCAGTGTACCCTTGAAATGCCATTAGAGAGGGAAACAGTTTAACGCGATTTAACGTTGCATAAATCCTTAAAAGGGTTGACTTAATACACTGAGGAGTTGGCAGCTAGACCATTGAGGGATGGTGCTAATTTAAACGAACCGGTAAGGTCAAACCTACGACCTTGTGATAAAAATTAAGGCACTTTAAGTGCGGTTGTGGTTGAAAACTCCACATCACTAAAAGAAGATAAGGGAAAGTGTAATAAGAATTTTACTGGTGTAACTGATGAGGTAGGAAACAGAACTCATTGGGATTGGTGGAAAAAATATCTAAGTTACACATAACCTTATCCAGTGTACCCTTGAAAGTATAGTCTGCAATGTAGACTATCAGATGCCATTTGAAAGGGACTAACTGCAAAACAGATTTACACTGAGGAGTTGGCAGCAAAGAGATAATGAGCCTGGGCTACATTTATGTAGGATGTGTAAAAGCATTAAGGAATATGAAGTAGTTATCTCGTGACCATTTATAGTAGTTTACTATTATAGATGGTGCTAATCTTAGACAGTTGTGGGATACACTCTTGACAACGATCAACTGTCTCAGGCGCATGTAAAATCGGACATGTTGCTGGTAAACAACCGTGATGGGATAGACCCTCATCTACTAAGATAGTAAGAACCTGGAAAGTCAAGCTGGTTCTGAATTACATAGGTGTACAACTATGTAAACGGACACATATGGTAGGCTATTGCCTATGTGTTT